ATTAAGATTAATAGTCCTAAGTAATACACAGCAATATAGGGGGAGTGTTTTGGCACTCTCCCTTCTTGCATTATTAATTAATCTAGTGTATTATATACTATAAATATTAAAAAGGGTTAAAGGTAACTATTATGACAACTCATACAGATACAGTAACAAAAGAAAAACAAATATCTGCTATTAAAGAACCTGGCATGTACAAGGTTACATTTTTTAATGACAATGTAACTCCTATGGACTTTGTTGTACAAGTACTAAAGGAAATCTTTAAACATAATATAGATAGAGCAGAAGCAATAATGCAACAGATCCATCAAAATGGACAAGGTGTTGCAGGAATCTACACATATGAAATTGCAGAACAAAAAGGTGTAGAAACAAGTGTACTAGCAAGAGAAAGCGGTTATCCACTTCAGGTCAAAGTAGATCTTGCATAATGGATGCCTATCAATTTGCCAATATTGGATATGTAATTGCTGATGTTGATTCAAACGTTTTAGATATTCTTAGGCAAAAAGCAAATAGTTTAAAACAAAACTTTACTAGTGGTGTTGACTACAATAAAAATCTTGCAGGTAATATTGAAAACGAATTTGACTTATCAGATATTAAAACACAATGCGAGCCGTTTATATTAAATGCTTGTAAGTTTTACAAAGATAACTATCCTGCATACAAACCACAGTTAGTAAGACAGTCACAAATTATATTAAAAGACTTTTGGATTAACTTTCAAAAGAAACATGAATTTAATCCTGTTCATAATCATACAGGACTTTTTAGTTTTGTTATATGGTTAGATATACCGTATAATATAAATGATGAGTTAGCAACTGGCCCAGGAAAACAAAGCAACAATAATCTTGCAGGACACTTTGAATTTGCCTTTAGAAATACACTAGGCGAACATACTACAGTACCTATTCCTGTAGACAAAAAATTTAATGGAAAGATTTGTATTTTTCCTAGTGCAATGCCACACACAGTATATCCTTTTTACACTAGCGATGATTATAGAATCACTGTTAGTGGTAATGTAAACTTTTCTGAGTAAATATCAATATGGCAACACTTAAAGAACTAACCTGGGAATTTCATAAATCTGCAGAACGTAGCGACTTTGCACGTAAACTTCTCAAAGGACAACTTACAGAATCACAATACGCAGAGTATCTATACAATCAATTGTTTATATACCAAGCACTTGAAGAATGGGCAGGACATGCAGGCATTCTTAAAGGTATTGAAGGTATATGTAGAGCAGAAGCAATTAAAGAAGACTTTAATCAACTTGGCGGAAACTTTACTATAAAAGGCAGTGCAGTAGACTACAAAGAACATCTGTTTAAACTACACGAATATGATCCAGAACAATTACTTGCTCACATATATGTTAGACACTTTGGTGATTTACATGGCGGACAGATGATTGCTAAACGTGTACCTGGCGATGGAAAATACTATAAATTTAACGGTAATGAAAAAGAACTTATTGCTGAAGTACGCAGTAGACTAGAAGGTAAAGAAGACCTATTCGTTGACGAAGCAATTAAATGCTTTCAATTTGCTACAGAACTATTCAAGGAGTTAAGCAATGAGTGAACTTTGGAATAAACTTAATGATTGCAAATTCAACATTATTGATATGTTCGATGAGTATGGAACAGAATATGCTGAAGATGGATTAGACTATTTCAATCAACCTGACAACGGTTGGATTAACCGTGTGTGGCAAAACAATAACATTCGTAGAGCACATATCGATGTCGTAGATGCTACTACTACAAAAGGCCTATGGATGATGCACGTTTGTATTTTTCCGCAACTACATAACAATGGTCCTATATACGGATTTGATGTTATTGCAGGTAAAAATAAAATGACAGGTGCATTTCATGACTATAGTCCACTAGGTGGACCTAATGGGCAAGGTGCTAATCATAATATGGTAGAATGGTTTGAAGATACTGTAAGTGAATATGTTCCTAGCAAAAAACGTGAATTACCAGAATGGGCAACTAACATATTTTCAGGCTCTATGGTAGCGGCAGGTAATGTAAGTGATATGGACGAAGCAGACACTATTATTGACCTAGCACAGAACAACTTAAAAGTATACCTTGAATCAATTGGTGATCATAATAACACAGGTGATCGCGACACAGTGCTTGAAGGACAAAACTGGTACTGTCACAATCAGCAACAAAACCCACATACACCTAAAGTAATGAAGTCATTAGGACTTAACGAAGCAGATGTAGAACGATTTTGCACTGATATGTTATTTCCAAAAAAGGTATAAATATTGCTATGAGAGCATTAGAATTCTTACGAGAGTATACCGATCCTGAAACGGCAAAGCAAGACATCTTTGATAGAGTCAAAGATCTTGATCCTAATGACGAAGAACAAGTTCAATTATTAGATCGTGTATATACACTATTACACAAAACAAATGTTGTTGATAGAATCTTTCCTAAGATTAGTAAAGAGTTAGCAGGCGAGTATGGTGAAAAAACTATTCAACTTATATCTGAAAAGATGGCAGGTGCTAACGGTTTAAGTATTGCACAAAAGAACAAGTTCTTAGATAACTTTGAAAAGAACAAATGTGTTAATCATGCTTGTTTCTTAAAAGACGGACACTACAACTTTGATGATTTATTTTACGGAGACAAAGTAAACGAAATAATGTTTATGGAGTTTATCAAATTTGGATTAGGTCAAAAAAGAGCAGGTAAAGGCGAACATGCGTTTGCTATTCTAAGTCAAAATATAACGCAACAAGGTACAGGTGATTTAATGGTAACAACTGGTAGAAACCCAGATGGATCTGCATCAGGTGTACCAGTAGAATTAAAAGTTGCACACTCAGAAAATATAGGTGGAGCAAAAGGTCCTACAGGCTCAGGTAGACTAGGAGAAGGTGGTGTTAGTACACGTGATGTTATTGACGTACTACAAAAGTTTCCTACAGTATCACAAGCCATTAGCGATTACCAAAGCGGTGGACTACAAGATATGGAAGGTTACAAAACAAGTAAACTAAGAACCATAGACAAGCCACAAAAAAGTATTAACGTAATTGATTTTGTAAGAGTAGTAAATCATTTAGATATGTCAACGCAGGAAAGACAAGCATTAGGTAATGCTATTTTCCAACAAAGATTCCAAACTTACGGAGATACAATCACAAGTGTTTTCCAAACACCTAACGTAAATCCAGACAAAGTACTTAATGCATATGTTCAAGCAAACTTTGACTGGTATAAAGAACATCACGATATGGGCGGAGCATGGCGAACTGCTTCTAGTTTAGTTGTTGGAAACCGTTCAATGATAACTGCTTCATCAGGCGAAAGCATGGTTAAGTTAATGACTGGTGGATCAATTAAAAAATCGCTACCATCAATTATTCCTACACAAGGAACAGACACGTTCTTCCAAGTTAATCCAACTGCCAAATAAAAGGTTGACTTCTTAATCTAAAATAAGTATAGTGTAAGTAATGCTAATACACAAGGAAGGAATTTATGTTGAAAGAAATACTGATCTCAGCGGCTAAGAAACATGCCGAAGCAGAAATTGATCTGCACAAAGCAAATATTGAAGTATACATGCAACAAGTCGTAGGCATCGGAGAGCATAGCGATATTATCGAAACTATTCAAAAAGAGTTAGATAAAATGGCAACTGCACACGATAGACTTGAAATGCTTAACAAGTACTTCTAATGCTTAACTCACCTATTCTATTTCAAACTTACTTAAAAGTCTTTACACCAGATGAGTGTAAAGAAATAGAACGGTTGGCTAAACTAGGTCATAACCAAAGAGGTATGACTGGATTTCAAACAAAAGACCCTGCTCATGAAGAAACTTTCAGTGGAATACCAAATGCGGATATACGCAGAAGCGATCTTTGGTTCTTCCAAGAACCGTGGGTATTCGAACGGTTACAACAAATGTTTGTAACTGCCAATCAAGAATGTCAATGGGATTTACACATTGATCAATTTGAAGATTGTCAATACACTGTATATCACGGGCATGAGCAGGGACACTACGATTGGCACTATGATGCCCACCCGTGGCCATATGGTGACGATACTGCCTTTCCAGGCAAATTAAGAAAGTTAAGTGCAACTATACTAATGAACGATCCAACCGAATACACAGGTGGAGGATTTGAATTAGACGGTGGCATGGAACACAACGAACGCAAAACAGAAATTGTAAAACTAGGCGGAATTGGAGATATGGTTATCTTTAGTTCAACAGTGCCTCACAGAGTTTTACCAGTTACAGAAGGTACAAGAAAAAGCATGGTAGTTTGGGCATTAGGGCCGAAGTACAAATAAATACAACCATGCGTTACACACTACTGATATTCATCGCGATATTTCTTATATCTTGCACATTCAAATTGGACAACTGTAATGCTAAACCAACAGTAACCCAAAATAAAAATCCCCAAGCACCAAGCGATTCAGATGAAAAGAGTTTGATTGACGAAGTTGAACGTCATGTTAATCCAGGTGCTGAACTTACTTGTACATATTAAATTGGATTAAAAATCTGGTTGACAAAAAAGGTTTTACCATATATAGTTAAGTTATATATGAAACAAAAACTGCTCGTAGTTCAGCCGGATAGAACATTGGTTTGCGGAACCAAAGGTCGGAGGTTCGAGTCCTCCCGAGCAGGCCAAAAACTAACAAAAGGAATGTATGACAACTAAGACACTATTAACAATCGTAGCAAGTATAACAATATTATTTGTACTTCTTGTTACAACAGCAAGTGCTGATGAAACAGTAACACCTAAGAAGAAACCTGTTATTGTTGAAAAAATAAATAACTGGGTAATCAGCGAATGGACAGATATAGTAGAATACCAAAAAAATAGTTGGCAAGAAGGTAAAGAACAAACTACAAATAATTTTAACAAAATTAAAGCATTTGTGGTTGACAATACGACAAAAAGATAATATACTGTAAAAAGTTAATAAGGAAAGCGAACAATGAATACGAAGTATACAAATAATTATGAATGGTGTGGTTGTGAACCACCCGGGGGTGTCTTGTAGGCAGTTGTTCAGCAATGAATTTTAGACCCCCGGAGTTATAATGCTTACGGGGGTTTTTTATGGGTGTGGTGTAATGGTAACACAACTGATTCCAAACCAGTTAATGGGGGTTCGATTCCCTCCACCTATGCCAAATAGGGAACGAGTAAAAACGTGGTTAGGCCTGAGCCCCTACATATAAGATCAGGCGGGAATAGGAGGTGCCCTCTAGAAAGGCCTCCACTTTGTGGGCGTGGCGGAATGGTTACGCAGTGGATTGCAAATCCATGTATACAGGTTCGATTCCTGTCGTCCACTCCAATTTTTGGTTGACATCTGGTATTACCGATGTTATAATGTATATAAGTTAGTTAGGAGAATATGATGGCAAAAGATATATGGTTAATAAGTGATACACATTTTAATCACAGTAAGATCCTTGAATTTACACAAGGTGGTAGATCTATCAGACCTTTTTCTAACGTAGATGAAATGAATCAAACAATGTTAGATAACTGGGCAAACACTGTCAAACCGCAGGACACAGTTATACACTTAGGTGATGTATTGTTTGGTGAAAACAAAGTAGAATGGTTAGAAGCAAACTTTGCAAAGTTACCTGGTAAGAAAAGACTTGTTCTTGGAAACCACGATAACGTAAAACATGTTGCTCCGTTCTTTAAGGACATACAGTTGTGGATTGAGTTACCTGGTGTTATTTGTACTCACACTCCATTACATGCAAGTACTCTTGAAGAAAGACATAGATGGGGTGATAACGGACCTGGAATAAATGCTCATGGACATATACATAGCAATCCTAGTCCAGATGGTCCTTACAAGTGTGTTTGTGTAGAACAAATTAATTTTACACCTATACACATTGATGAGGTTAGGAAAGGTTGACAGTATAGTGCTTTGGTGCTATACTGTTAATAATTAAAAATTAAGGTCCCTTCGTCTATCGGTTAGGACAGCGGGTTTTCATCTCGCAAAGAGGAGTTCGATTCTCCTAGGGACTACCAACTAAATATGTGTATGGAAGATCGTACAAAAGAAGAAATCATAAAAAATATTGAGTATATTATTGATCAATATGTTCAACCAGCAGTTGAACAACACGGAGGCTATATTAAGTTAGAAGACTTTGATGTAGAGTCAGGTAAAGTTTCTGTGTTACTTCAAGGTAGTTGTAGCGGATGTGCAAGTAGCACTATTACGCTAAAAATGGGTGTTGAGAATATGCTTAAACATTATGTACCTGAAGTAAATGCTGTAGAAGGCATGGACGATCCTAACTTCAACAATCCCTACTATTAATCAACTATGTGATAAATAGATGGACAAAGCAAATAGGCTCAATTTTTTTTTGAGCAAATTTTTTTTAGGTCGCAACTCGAAAAAAGGAAAAAAAGATGACGCAGTTAATATCCCCACAAAAATTTACAAACACAATTGGCCTTTTAAGGTCATTTTTTTTGGATAAAGGATTTTTAGAAGTCCACACCCAAAACAGACTCAGCATACTTGCCGCATGTGAAGATCCATTCAATGTAGCAACATATCAATACGCAGGCAAGACTTGGCCACTACCGCAAACAGGCCAGATGTGGCTCGAACATGAATTATTAAGTAGCCCCGATAGTAAGGGGTTTTTTTGTGTCTCCACTTCCTATAGGCAGGAACCAAATGCAATCCCAGGTAGACATGATATAATATTTCCAATGTTTGAATTTGAAATGCCAGGTGACATAGATGATCTTAAAAAGATGGAGTATGAACTATGTGAATACTTAGAATTCAAAAAGCCTACTGAAAAAACTTATGCTGAATGGCAAAAGCATTACGAACTTGCAGAAGATTACGAAATGACTGCTGATGAAGAAACTAAAATGCACAAGGAGTTTGGTACAACAATGATTACAGACTTTCCAGAACTAACAAGTCCATTTTGGAATATGAGTAGAAATGCTGATGGCAAAACTGCTAAAAAGATCGATGTTATATTAGGTGGCATGGAAACTATTGGATCAGCAGAACGTTCGTGTGATGTTGATATGATGCGTGATACATTCCACACAATTACAGACGGAGCATACTCAAAACTATTGTTTGAACTGTTTGGCAAAGAACGTGTAGAAGCAGAACTTGAAAAGTTTTTAGAGTTTGACTTCTTCCAAAGAGTGGGCGGAGGCATAGGTGTAACACGTATGATCCCTGCACTAGAAAATATCAATAAGATATAAGTTATAATCTAGGGTGGTGAAATAGGTAAACACGCACGATTGTTTCTCGTGTGACGAAAGTCTTGGAGGTTCGAATCCTTCCCCTAGAGCCAACTAACAGATATAAGTAGTCGAGTGAAACCACTCGTGCATAAGCATGTGATAATAAGAGCGGAAGTACTTAATCCGCCCACAAACGAAAACACAGCAAGTAATCAAATACAAACTCTGATTGACCGCATAGGCATGAAAGTGCTTATGGGTCCTTTTGCCAAGTATGTAGAGATGAAAGGTAACAGAGGATTAACAGTTGCCGCAATAATAGAAACTAGTCATATTGTACTACACGCATGGGATGAAACAGATCCTGCATTAATACAATTAGATGTTTATACTTGTGGAGCATTTGATCCACGTACAGTGTTTGAGTGGGTTGAAGAGTACTACAACCCCGTTAAAATGGAATACAAATATCTTGATCGAGAACATGCTCTAACACCAGCACTATTACCTGAAAAAGATAAGTTTAAGTTTTCTACACAAGAATTAGTAGATGCTACAAATGCTATTCTGCAATCTTCTTAAGTTTATATATTAAATTTTCTCTGCTAATATTAAGTAACCTAGCCGCTTTGGTTTTGTTATTATTAACACTTTGCATTGCGTCTTGAACTAGTACCTTTTCTAAACTACTTAATTCGTCGTTAAGATCACATTTTACAGGATCAGGATCGTGGGGCCATATTACACTAAAAATCTCCCATAAAGCATCTTGCTCTTTTCTAGATTGTAGTTGCTGTTCAGACTCTGATTGTGCTGTCATTGGTTAAATACTCCTGGTTAATCGTAAAATATTTTACAGTAAATAATACTGTAATTACTTTGCTATGAGTATTTAACAAATGTTAAAGATCACGGTAAATATCAATGGGAGAGCAGAAAATGAAAAAAATTATCACGACTACATTGTTCGTCTGTCTTATTGGTACGGCTGGAGCGAGCGAACAAGTATTCACTTTTAAAAATCCATCTTTTAGTGGATCAGGATACAGTAATCATGTACTGTCAATTGAACAGTTACAGTTTACTCGAAAGAAAGAAGCAGAAGAAAAAGCGGCGGCCGATGCGGCTAAAGCCAAACGTGAAGCGGATAGCACTACCTTAGCAAAGTTTTTAAACAACATAGAATCTCGAATCTATGCTCAACTGTCTAAACAGTTAGTTGACAATATGTTTACTGATGACGGAGACAGTTCTGGAACTGCAACTATTGAGGGTGCTACGATTTACTGGGTAAAGGATACAACGTCTGATACTATTACACTTCTAATTACAGAAGCGGACGGTAGCACTACAGAGATTGTTGTTCCATTGAGCGGATTTGGATTCTAAAATATGAGAGGTATAAGATTTTTAATAATTGGGTTTTTGGCAATGACGTTTTTAAACGGGTGTGCTACACAAACAGCAAAAGTAAACTGGAGCAGTCCAACCGAGGCACGCTCTCCCATACAGGATACTTTAGTTGCAATGCCAAAACTTGATGGTCCTAAAATTACTATAGCGGTTTATAGTTTTCAGGACAAAACTGGACAACGAAAACCAAGTGACTCATTTAGTCAGTTGTCTAGTGCGGTAACGCAAGGGTCTGAAGTTTGGGTTATTAACGCACTTCAGAAGGTAGGAGGAGGTTCTTGGTTTACCGTTGTAGAACGTGTAGGCTTAGATAATTTGGTTAAAGAAAGGCAATTGATAAGATCAACAAGGGAAGTATTTGAAGGCAAAGAGGCAGTTAAGTTAAAACCTATGTTATTTGCAGGGTTGTTATTAGAAGGTGGCGTAGTAGGCTATGATTCAAATACAACTAGTGGCGGAGTTGGAGCAAGATATTTTGGTATCGGCGCTAACACAAGTTATCGAACTGATCAAGTAACAGTGGCAATGCGAATTGTAAGTGTTCAAACAGGTGAAGTATTACTTACTGTAGCCTGTGAGAAAACAATAGCAAGTCACAAGTCTGGAGCAGATGTATTTAGGTTTTTAGATCTTGGAACGAAAGCGTTAGAATTAGAAACGGGTTCCGCGGTCAATGAACCAACCAACTACGCAGTTAGAGCCGCAATAGAGGCATGTGTAGGGGAAATAGTAAAGAAAGGCGAAGAAGGCGAACTTTGGAAGTATAAAGGAAAAGAAATAACTTCAGAAGGACACCATCTTCATTAAAAGAACAAGGAGCGAGAATGCAAAATAAAGTAAAATATATAATGATGGGTTTTGTATTATTCTTTTTCTCAGTAGGGTCTGGATTTGCGAATGACATATACATTCAACAGTCAGGTAACAACTTAGATTTAGATATATCACAAGACGGACAAAACAACGTAATCGGTACATCATCGCAAGGTGTAGTACTTACCGGGAACTCAATGACTTTTAACATTGATCAAATTGGTGGTGCTAACGTTGTATCGGCAATAGTTAAAGGTACGACTTACACAGGTAATATTGATCTTACTGGTAGCAGTAACGATGTGGCATTACTATGTGATAGTGCAGGAGCAGGAAATTGTGAAACTGTAAGTTTGAGTATTGACATAACAGGATCAAATGCAGATATTAATGTAAGCGTAGGTGAAGCGGCCGATGCACAAACCTTCACTGGTACAATAGATATCACAAGTGGTGCGGCAGAAACAGTTACACTAACAGTAGACGGTAAAAGTGCAATAGCAGATATCGACATTTCAAATTCATTAGGTAGTGCAGGTAATACAGCAACTTATGATATCAATGATGACGGCGATACTAACGGACACACTTTAACACATAGTCATACAGGAGATGGCGGACTTATCAACATTACACAAAGTGGATTGTATGATAATATAATCAGTTTAACCACTAGTGGTGACAGTGCTGAAATCGACATAACGCAGGACGACTAATCCTGTGCATAGACTGTTCGTAACAACTATACTATTGTTCACGGCTATGACCTCGAGTGCGTTTGCCAGCATTGGCGAAGTAATCGAGCAAGTAGGAGCCACGACCATCGAAAGAAAGGCTGGCGATAAGATTGTTAGTGAAGAAGGTTCTGGAGTTGAAAGTTACGACACTATTAGAACAAAAAAAGGTAAAACGGCAATTCAGTTTTTAGATGAAACAAGAGTAGATGTTACACAAAACAGTAAACTGGTTATTGATGAATTTGTATACGATCCAAACACTTCAACTGGAAGTCTTTCTCTAAAAGCGTCATTTGGAACAGTTAGGTACGCATCTGGACAAATTGCTAAGAACTCTAGACAGAATGTAAAGATCAAAACTCCAACAGCAGTAATTGGTGTACGTGGTACAGACTTTTCGATGACTGTAGATGAAACAGGTAGTTCAACAATTATATTATTACCTAGTTGCTCCGGTAATGGAAAAACAGCAGTCTGTGTTGTAGGAGAAATTGAAGTAAGTTCTGATGTTGGTACTGTAATTCTTAATCAAGCATTTCAGGCAACAGTAGTTGAAACAGCAAAGAATAATCCTCTCAAACCTTTAATGTTAGACATTGACGAAAATTTAATTGGAAACTTATTAATCATTCGTAAGCCTGTAGAAATATCAGACGAAGAAGAAAGAATAAGAGCAGAAAAACTTGCAGACTTTTTAGGATTTGACTTTTTAGAATTTGACGAACTTAATTCAGACTATCTTGCTGTACAAACTAAAGATATCTGGATGACTGACTTAGACATAGATTTTTTAGAACAAAACTTTCTTGCAAACGTATTAGATTTAATTAATCAACAGTTAGCAAGATTAATGCGTGGAGCATTAGACTCGAGAGTACAAGGTATACAATTAGGTAAAGATCCTGAAACAGGAATAGAATTATATAACCAAGCACCAGACTGGGTATTAAGACGTGATGACGGATTAGGAAACTTTTATGAATTACGTTTAGATCAACAGTATGGTTATAATGTTAATATGCAACAAAATGATTTTGAATACAGAGATTATCAACTTGGAGATGGGCAAAATGAAATTGACATTATTCAAGTACAGTAGTATATTATTTTTATTATTAGTATTGCCTATACAAGCATTTGCAAATGATGCATTCATATATTATAGCACAGGTGGAACAAACACAAGTTCACAATACAATCATATAAAAAGCAAACTTGAAGATTTAGGATTTACTGTAACAGGAAGTACAAGTGGCACAGTAAGTTCAAGTGATCTATCAGGCAAAGAACTTGTAATTGATATAGCAGGAACTTCAAACTGTGGTAGTTCGTGTAAAACAAACTATGAAAGTTATATAGGCAACGGAGGACATTTAGTTATTCTTGCACCCAACGGAGCAACCAATAGAATAGGTAGCATTGAAGCACTAGTTGAAAGTAAATTAAGTGTAGGAAGTATGTCAATAACAGGTGGATGTAATACCTGTTATGGTTCAGTTGCAGTAGGAGATTATGCTTCAAGCACATCAAGTGAAAACACATTGCCAGGACCAGACAAATTGTTTACCGCAAGTGGCGGTACAGCAATGGCCAAAAACAGTTCAAGCAGTAGTTGGAACTCTTGGTATAATTGGGATTATGGTAGTAATGGTGGATCAATCACAGTTTCATTTGGTTATGGACAGTTACTATCAACACATCAATATAGTAATAACATGGTGGACTTCCTAACTCGTGCAATGCAAGAAGCAGGATTATACTCTACAACATCATACACATCAAGTATAAGCAATGCACAGACTACACAGATTACAACATCAAGAGCAGTAACACACAGTGGCAACGGCATATACATTCAGCAAGTAGGCAACAGTAATAAACTTACTATCGTACAAGACGGCAATGATAACTTAATAGCAGGTGTTGGTAGTACAACAAACAGTTTAGTTGATGCAGATATTACAGGAAATAACAACACTACTACACTAAAACAAAAAGGTAACAACAATGTTATGTTGTTTGATATTACAGGAAACTCTAATACAACAACTGTTGATCAAGGTAGTACATCAGGTGCAGATGACAATAGAGTTGAGTTTGATATTAATGGTGACACTAATGTATTAAGCGTTACACAAAATCACAACAACGGTATAGGAACTAATGGACACTTCTTTGCATTAGATTTAGATGGTGACAACAACAATGTTTTAGCAAGTCAACTCAATGACGGAGATAAAAAAGCATTTCTAAGTGTACAAGGTGACGACAATGATATAGACTTATATCAACAAGGTGCAGGTTCGCACTATGTAGAAATTGCTGTTGGCAGTGATCAAACTGTTGACATTACACAAGATGGAAGTGGACAGCACAACACTTCAGTATCTATGTCAGGTTTCAGTGCAACGCTTGACCTTACTCAACAAGGGTCATCTAATCAAACTTATTCACTAAGTCAAACTTGCTTAAACGCAAATGGTTGTGGTACAACTACTGTAGTTCAGCAATAATAAATACGTTATGAACAAGAGTAGATGGCAACGTTTTAAAGAATGGTGGACCATAGATCACGTTGTTGATCTTTGTGTCGATGCATTGCTTTTAATATGGGAAGTAGTTTCAAGTCCCATACTTATTGTTGTTAGAATCATTAGACACTTTATAGGCGATTGGTTTGTTGGCGGAATCAAATCAATAATCAAAATAGTAGTACGATGGTTTGCTTGTAAAAGAGAATACAGACTTGAACACGGACACGGAATACTTAGAACCTATTGGTGGTTAATTTTATTAAGTCCTATTATATTATTTTTCTTGTTTATTTTTCTTGCTATGATAACAGGTATAGCAAAAGATCTTCCTGTGATGTTAGAATTATTAATACGAGGGTGTGAATCACTTCAGCCTGGTGCGGAACAGTATTGGTGCAATATATCATAAACAAATAAATAGTAGTGAGCAAGGGAGAGCGAGTTGATAGATCCATTCACCGCCGTCGCGGCGGCAACTACTGCCTTTCAAACTGTTAAGAAGTTTGTTAGTGCAGGTCAAGACTTTGAAAATGTAATGGGCCAAATGGGCAAGTGGTATACCTCAGTATCCGATTTCCGTAAAGGCCAACAACTACAAAAGAAACCACCCATCTTTAAAAAACTACTAGCCGCAGGGTCAGTTGAAGAAGAAGCACTTAATCTATTAATACATGAAAAAAGAATCATGGAGATGGAAAAAGAACTTCAACAAATACTAAACATGCGTTTTGGTTTTGGTACATGGGATGAACTAAAAGATATGCAACGTAAAATTAGAGCCCAGCGTGAACGTGAAGTTTATAAACAAGCAGAAGCACGACAGGCAATGATTAATGGTATTGCAATTACAGCATTACTAGGATTAACGTTTATAATGATAGGTAGTATAATTTATTTTATAGCAAAGGCAAAAGGAATGATGTAGTTGGATTATCAGTATGACAACTTTTTGTTTAGAAATTTAGACAACAAAAGCATATTATACAAAGACGGGTATATTGTGTTTAAAGGCAATAGTTGGAGTGGTATATTACAATTTTTAAGTGCAACTAATAATGCTCCTCAAGTAAGAGAAATGTTCAAAGCACAACTTGAGCAAAGAGAAGTAATTAAACTTAGAGCAGAAGCAAAGAAACCAAAAGAACCAACTATAAAAGAAGAAGTATCTAAGAAGCCAGTAATTAGACGCCCAAGTATTGATAGGAAATTAGTACGTTGATACATGCCTTTATGTTAATTGTGTTAATAGCAGATGTACAGCAACCATCTCCTATGTATTTTAGGAGTATAGATGTATGTCAATACTATGCTAAACGCATACCAAGACAATACGGAAACTATTCATACTCTTATCTAGTACCTAAAGAACACAGAGTAACTGCTTATTGTAAGCCTGTAAAAGTACAAGACGGTCCTAACATATACGACCACTAACTTAAACGCAAATAAATACAAATATGAAATATATCACACATTGGGCAACTGCTTTAGTTACTTTAGCAGTACTTTCTTTTATAGGATTTTCTGATCCTTATGTTAAAGAAACACTACGATTAAAAAGTTTTGATATTATACAACAGTATGATATTCCTACTGTATCACAAGATGTTGCTATTTTAGAAATAGACGAAAAGTCAATTGAGAAATACGGACAGTGGCCGTGGAACAGAAAAACCCTTGCAGATATAATTTGGAAGTTACGTGAAAACGGTGCTGGCATTATTGTAATGCCTATACTATTTTCTGAAGAAGATAGACTAGGCGGAGATATAGAACTTGCTGAAGCATTAGCAGGTAATGGAGTAGTTATTGCTCAAACAGGAACAACACAAGGTGTTAATAAAAACGCAGTACCAAGAGGTGTTGCTAAAATAGGCGATCCTATGCCTTGGTTGTTTGAATGGCCGGGTATGTTAGGTCCAATTGAATTATTAGGATTAAATGCAGACGGTGTTGGAGTAATATCGACTGTACCAGAAATAGATGGTGTTGTAAGACGTGTGCCTCTTATAATGAGAGTTGGTGACGAAACATATCCTAGTGTTGCTATGGAAACTATTCGTGTTGCTGTTGGTGATCCAAGTTATCAAGTTAAAACACAACAAGGTGGAATCACTGCAATGCGTGTTCCAAAATATGCAACAATTAAAACTGATCAATATGGTAGAATATGGTTACGTTATAATAAAGAATTTGAAACTGTTAGTGCTTCACAAGATGACTATAGTATGTTAGCAGGCAAAACAGTAATTGTAGGAATTACAGCAGAAGGGTTAGCCAATGTAATAGCCACTCCACGTGGAGAACAATTTGGACATATGCCTATTGCTACTAGCCTCCAAACTATTATAAATGGAGACACTATTGTACGTTTTGATTATGCTACCTTTGTAGAATGGATAGCAACAATCGTAGGTGGCTTACTGTTAATATTAGTAGCCGTACGTGCTCCTTACTGGGCCGTTGGGGCAATGATACTCGTTACTTCTATAACGCCAGTGTACGGTGCTTATATTGCGTTTACGAAGCATTTAATGCTGTGGGATTGGAGTTGGTTTGTACTTGTAACTGTTATTACAGGGTTTCATGCAACGTTTAATCGATTTGTAGTTGAGTTTTTTGAGAAACAAGCAATCAAGAAACAGTTCGCAGGATATGCGTCACCTACAGTAGTACGTATGCTACAAGAGAACCCTGCACTGATTAAAGATGGTATGAAAAAAGAAGTTTCAATTTGCTTCTCCGATCTAAGAGGATTTACACCATTAGGTGAAAGTTTTGGAGATGATGTAAAAGGCCTAACTAAAATTATGAATAGTTATATGGATGCAATTACGCAACCTATACTAGATGCAGATGGTATGGTTATTAAATATATTGGTGATGCAAGTATGCACATTCACGGTGCACCACTAGACGATCCGCATCATCCTAAGAGTGCAATCCAAACAGGATTAAAAATGTTAACCGCAGTGGAGAAGTTTAATGAAAAAATTACTAGCGAAGGCAGGCCACCTGTTGGTATGGGTGCCGGCATTAATACTGGTCTTGGTTATCTTGGCGAAATGGGCAGTACACAAAGACACAGTTACGATGTCCTTGGAGACTCAGTCAGTACAGCCGCTCGTATTGAAAGTAAATGTAAAGAGTACGGATGTCTACTACTTGTTGGAGAAGCAACATATGAAGCAACAAAAGACGACTTCTTCTATCTCAAAGTAGATGATCTACAAGTTAAAGGTAAAAGTGTTGGACTTGCAATATACACAGTATTAAATATTGAAGTTACACCTGCAATAACAAAAAGTCAAGAGATGCATGTTCGTATGCATAACGAATATAGAAACCAAAACTTTAAAGAAGCAATTAAACTTTGCAATAATTTAATGCGACACTTTGATGGTAAGATGGAAGGATATTATAAGATGTGGATTGAACGTTGTGAATTCCAGCAAACACAAGACTTACCAAAAGATTGGAATGGAGTTTTTATTGCAACAGGTAAGTGATATAGAATATCGTGTAATACAAATTAAGCGTAGAATTGCAGAACTAAAACAGCAAATAGGATATACGTCAAATAGTGTAGCATCTGGTCCGCAGACTGCAATACCCAAAACTGCAAATCCTTTTCCTTCAGATCATAATACTTACGAACAAGGGTCTTACAATAATCAACGTGCCAGTGAATTAGATAGTCTAAAACAAAAATTACAAAAGCGAACTTAATATCAATAACAAGTCCTGCAAACAAACTGCCTAAGCCGTGATGTAAGTAGTGAATATGTGCTTGTTGATTAAAATACTTTTCTTTGTTTGACTGTAATAGTCGTTGAATTGCTAGATCACAAATTGCGTGTTTAGCAAAAAGTAAAAATAAAAATGTTAATAACATATATGAGAAACTACAACTCCAACTGCAATACTGAATATTAATCCTATCAGTACATACTTAGTCAAAGCAAAATAGTTTCTTTGTTCTTCAGACATTTATTTTTTCCCTGTACTATCAAATCCTTCAGAAAAACTTTTGTTTCTAGTTAGAATATCGTCTATGTCTAGTTTTTGCCCAGAGGCTTGTTCTATCTCATCTTTGTATTCTAACACCATCGATAGTTTGGTGTTCAGTCTAATCATATCATTATCTAACATTCTAACACGATCGACTAATTTTATAAGTGTAGATTGTGCTTCACCTAACACAGGTTTAATTTCAGTGGTTACCCACTTCCATACATAATAAACAAAATAACCTAACCCCATAGCGGCAACAATCGGAAACCCAAAGTCTTTAATTGCATTTGCTAATTCTGTTGTCATCTTGTTTTAATCACGCCGAGCGTCCTCTTTTCCTTCGTTGGCCGCAATACGATCAACGTTTGGTCTAATACTTAATACATAACTTAATAATGCATCTATTTTAACAAGGTCGTTGTTCATAGTTTGAACACGATTATCTAATGCACCAATAATACCTTTGATACCTTGTACTGACCCTGTTACTGATGCTAGGATAAATTTTAACGTTAAGAAGACAAAGGATCCCGCGGCTATTGCTCCTGCAATAGGGAAACCAACTTCGCCAACAAACGCTAAAAAATCCATGTACACATCCTCGCTTCGATGTAGATATTTATCGCTTAATTGGAAAAATATTAGTACATAATTGCAATTAGTGGTTGACTTCTATATAGGGTGGTGTTATTATAAGTACATAGTTAGAAAACAGCAATAGGAGGCCTACATGGCTTACTGGACTCACACTAAAGACCCAATTGGAGCATTTGTTGAAAAGGAAGTGGGCAACCATTTTGAATTTTCACTAAATGATCGCGATACATGGTGCGACTTCCCACACAAGATCTGGGTAGGCGATATAGTTGGTCAAGGATACCGTTATGGTACAGTTAAAAAGACTGTGGCTTATATTGCAGTAGACGAAGATGAATTTGGTTTACCTGTTGTTGAAAAATGGGCTATCAAGAACTATAGGGAGTATAACTGAAGTTTCTGCTCGTAGTTCAGTGGATAGAACAACTGCCTTCTAAGCAGTAGGTCGCAGGTTCGAATCCTGCCGAGCAGGCCAATTCGTAGCATAATGCTACACATAAGGAAAGATCTGGGGATCCGTGAGCGTAGTTTGGTAGGTACTCCGTGTTCATAATGAGCCAGATCACTGAGTAGGCGGGATGGGGGCCGTACTTGGACAATAAAGATGTTGACTTTTAAACTAAATATACGTATATTATAATTATGCCTAAATACGATAATTGGAATAGTTCAGATGCCGTAGATAGATCGTTACTAGATAACGACATACACTATCTAAACGGAGAAATCACAAGCGAAAATGTAGGTGAAACAATTAAATGGATATTGTCAGCAAACTTACAGAAAAAACCCAAACGCACACTTGAACTCTATGTTAATACTGTAGGCGGAGACCTATATGAGATGTTTGCTTTAATTGATATAATGAAGAACAGTTATCACAATATTAGCACAGTAGGTATTGGTGCTGTTATGAGTGCAGGTTTTTTAATTTTTACTAGTGGTACAAAAGGATATCGTTGGATTGGTAGGAATACAGGTTGTATGAATCATCAACACAGTGATAGTTTAGATGCTAAGATGCATGACATGAGAGCACAGATGAAAGAAAATCAAAACTGTGAACTAAGATGCTTAAATATATTGAGAGAAGCAACAGGAATGTCAATGCAAGAGGTTCGTACAAAATTTATTAAAAATCCATCGGACCAATATTATACTGCTAAACAGATGGTTGACCTTGGTCTTGCAGACGAAATACTTTAGTCAGAGGAGAGATGATGACTTATCCTAAGAAAACAGGTCCGAATAGTTGGATCGTTCAAGTAAGAGAAAATGGAAAAACAAAAGAACTCTTTTTAGAGTTACCCCCTGAAAGTCTTAATCAAGTTGGCTGGGACGAAGGTGACACTTTGTTATGGGAAGAACTTGATCATGGTGCATGGTCAGTAACAAAGAAGGAAGATGCTATTAATGATGAAAATTAAAGACAGTGTTGAAGACTTTTTTAAGTGGGTAAAAGGTACTGAACTAGTTGAACTAGACGACATTGATGTAAGTGAGGATCCAGTTAGACCGGAACTTACACTAGGTTTTAGAATTACAAATGGACGTAAAATATTTGGATTAAAATACAACGATGAGATCGAAGCAATCGTTTGTATAGCACTATGCCCTGAGGTTCCATTTACAGTTAGAGAAATGGATTATATGTCACAAGCGGCTAACCAAGAGGGCCAGCGAGGCGAGATTGTTATTGCATACACTGTTTGGTCACGCAAACGTGGAGCAGGTAGAGAAATAATTACAAAATTAAGAGAATGGACTATTGAAAACAAGTTTAGTAGACTAGTAACACTATCTCCATTAACACCTATGGCAACACATTTTCATATTAAGAATGGTGCAAAGCAAGTACATATAAATGGCGTATCTCAAAATTTTGAATACAAATTAGGTTAAATAGCATTATGCGTTTATATGAAGTACAACAACCTCAAGACAGATCAGAACTAGCAAAGATATTAGAACCTTTTCTAACTTATCTTACTAAAGACAATCTTCAACCTAAGTATGTTGCTAGGAAGTTAAAAAGCCTAATAGCAGGTCTAGGAGTTGAAAAAGTGTCAGTAGACTACACTGACAACGTTGATGTTAATGATATGAATCTTAATGCGACATATGATCCATGGGACGATGAAGATGAATTAGATCCTTATAGAATTGATTTATTGTTTAACCCAAAAAACAAAAATGGTATAAAGTTTTCAGCAGATACCATAGAAGAAATTAAATTTAGAGTTATTGATGCACTTGAACATGAAATGATTCATAGTAATCAATATCGTAAAAGAGACTTTGCGACACAAAAAGGCTTTCGTGCAACTGATAGAGAACAAAAGTATTTAGGTAATCAAGATGAGATAGAAGCCTTTGCAAAGAATATCTCAAGCGAACTGCTAAGACACGCAGACAAAGAACAAGCATTAGATATGTTACGAAAAGCAAACAGTACAACTGAACTTCGTGACAAACTAGGAAACTTACTTTCACCTAACCTAGTAGGATATCTAACTGCATGGAACTTTAACACAAGACATCCTGTCATAAAAAAATTGCTCAAAAAAACATATTTTTATATACAAAATAGTTGACATCTATATCGTTCGATAGTATAGTATATAAACAGTAAGACGTTTCCTTGGGAGCAATACAATCAGATTAATTAAAGGCGTTAGCCGCGGGCGTGGTGGAATAGGTAGACACACAAGACTTAAAATCTTGAGAACGTATGTTCGTGCGAGTTCGAGTCTCGCCGCCCGCACCAACGCAACTATATAGGACAAACTAAATGGATACCGTAATAAGAACATATGAAGTTACATACCCATCAGGACAAACAGTACAATGGAAGAACTATACTATAACAGACTGTCTTATAAAATTCAATGGACACAATTCCATGTACGATTATAAATTAAAAATTAGAGAGATAACAAAATGACTTGGAACTTTAGAATAATGCGCCGCTACCAAAAAGAATCTCCGGATTTGTTTTGGTATGAAATCGTAGAAGTCTATTATGGTGAAGACGGAATACCAATGATGTGGGCAGATGCACATACACCTATTGTTAGTGATTTAGATATAGAGATAGAAAACAATACTGATATGAATTTAGAAACTTTCATTAAAGATCGCTTACTTGAAGAATTTACTATGATGATGCGTGATAGTGATACCAAAGGTCCTATCTTAGACGAACGTGATTTTGAAAAAGGTGGTGTGTATTCAGATCATCCAGATGCAGTAAAATTACAACAAAGTATCGGCGAGGTTACTGGTATGACTTCCGAACAACTAAAACAATTAAGAGAAGATTTAGACAAAGGAGAAGAGGATAATGACTTTTAATGATATAAAATTTAATGAAACGTTAATGCCTAAAGGCATACAAGCCAAAGTACGCTTTGGTGGATATGAACTGTCAATTATACAGAATGAAGTAAGTTATGGCGGACGCAAAGGCTTATACGAGATTGCTGTATTCAAAGGTGATAGTCAAGTTGAAATGCCTGGTATCACAGAAAATGGTGATACAGTGAAAGGTTTCTTGACTGAAAGTGATGTAGAATCAATTATTATAAAGATGTACACAGTTACAGGACAACTTGAATATCTATAAGAGGTTGACAAACATTACTTTTTGTAGTATATTAAATTTACACAATAAGGAGTAAACAAATGGATACTAATACACTAGTTGAACAATTCGCAAGGATGTCAATTGAAGAACGTAATAGTTTCGCAGAAACACTTACAGAAAAATGGCCACACCTTGCTACACAAATCAGCAACCTAATTGAGGTTTACGGTTTGATAAAATCAAGCAAGGAAACTGTGTAATGTGGTATCTAGTTTATATATGGATAGAAGCAGGACTAGCCTTTAGTACAGTTGTTGACTTACCAGGAACTATGGACGAATGTTTTCGTATGAGAGATATGTTAAGTGAACAAGTAGGTAAAGGTGACGGTTACTTTAATCTGTCAACTCAAGCAATTTGTATACAAATAAACGAGACTGATCTATGATGTGGCTTGATTATACTGTAGAACAATTTGGTAAGAACTTTAGAGTTGCAGGGGACTGGCCTGGAGAAGTAATGGGTCTCACTCAAGATGGCAAACCTAAAGACCATTGGTTATACAGACCTGGTGATGTCTTTATTGTTAATGAAGGTGGATGGTTAGTAAAACAACCGTCTGAAGTAGAAAAGTTTGTAGTACACAAGCAAGAAGTTAATACAAGGAAAGAAGAAAAGTAATGGGTTACTTAGAAATATTAGGAGTTGCACTCGTTGTTAACAGTATACACGTTTTGATCTACGGAGAGCCGTGGATGATTACTATAAGTTAAACTTGTGGAAGGATGGCTGAGCGGCTTAAAGCACCGGTTTACTAAACCGACGAAGGGGTAACTCTTCCCTGGGTTCGAATCCCAGTCCTTCCGCCATAAATAACAGTATGAAACATCTATTTAAAACTTTAACATTAACCATCGGAGCAATATTGCTTTCCGGAGGTATGTTGATACAACCATTAGTTGCTCAGGAAACACCACCCCCTCAACAAGAACCTAATCAGGGCGTAATGAAGTTACCTATTTTGGTTGATTGTGGACCTGCTCCAGTTGTTGAAAAACTATTGAGAGATCACGGTGAAATACCGACAGCACAAGCATTAGTTACATGGAGTTTACCAAATGGACAGTTTCTTAGAGGACCAATGGTTATATGGGCCAACCCAATAACCTTTTCAGTTTCAATTGTTATAATGCCTGCTGTAGATTTTGCATGTATTGTAATGCCAGGTGCAAACTTTGGTCCTGTGATTAACGAAGGCAAATCAACATAAAATGAAAGCACAATTACAAACCAACAAAGGTAAACTTACTATTGAAATACCTGTTATTAATAGATATAAAGTAGTAGCGAAACCTGGAACAACTGACGCAGACTTTGTTCAGTTCTGGACTTGGATCAAATACAATACTATTATTGATAATAATTCAACACAGAAGGTTATTGGTTGTAATGCCTCAATCCTCAGTAAGATTAAATCTTCATGGGGTTCTAAGTTTTACTTCGACAAATAGTAACAAATCCTCACAATTGAGCAGATTGACTCATAAAACCTCTTGCTTTTTTTAAAAAGACTATATATAATTTAAACAATACTTTATTTGGAGTTTTATGCTGATGGCAAAAAGAAAACAACTTGTTAAAAGACCGAAGAGTGCATCTGTTCCTGATTTCACGGATAGTGCAGAGTGGGAAGGTGCCTACTTTAGCAGATGCAAGGATCATGCATTACAATATTATCGTTTAGAAAAGAAGAATAGCGATTTTAAAAGATATACATTAGATTGGGTAAAGACTAGTGATGAATGGAAAGACAAATATAGCGTCCTTACTAAAGCACCTGAGAATAGATTTAACAGTACATTAGGTTGCCTTTGTAACCTAATAAAACAAGGTATGCCAAATGTACATCAAAAGTATAATGAATACTGGGAAAGTCTTCCAGGTACAATGGGAACTCCAAAGCCTCATTCAGAATACATCAATAAATGGTTAAATGAAATACTTGATGTTGCACAAGACATTGTAGAAGAAAAAGAAGAAGAACAAAAGAAAGAAGATAAAGTATGGAAACCTACTATACAAGAACGTATTAGAGAACAATGTGCTGTAATGGTGCAAGACTTTGAACAAGCATTAGATGATTTTACAGATAGAAAGATTAAAGATTTTAAGGCGATTAAACCCCTACAAAGGTTGCGTCAACAACAATGTAAACAACCACATGCTAGAAATATAACTGCATTTTACGAAACAGCAATTAAAGAATACAACGAATTACTAAATCCGCCTGATACTTCTAAGTTTTCAGAACTAGAAAAAGATTATGCTAAACAACTAAAAGAAGCATATGCACATTACGACAAAAGAGATATTAAAAAACTATACGACTTTATGGTTGCTATTATTAGTGCATGTGATGCTATTATTGCAGAAAGTAAAGCAAATAGAAAGCCTAGAAAAATAAGCAGAAAGTCACCTGAAAAACTTACTGAAAAACTAAAATATAAAATTTCCGATGAGAAATATGCAATTTCAAGTATTCTTCCACACAAACTAATTGGAGCAACATGTCTTGTTGTGTTTAATAGCAAGAATAGAAAACTTGGAATATACTATACTAACATGGAAGATCCAACAGGAACTGGTAGAGAAGGAAGTGGATTGGCTCTTAAAGGTCAAACACTACAACGCTATAAAGAAAAAGAAAGCGTATGGTGGACTCTACGAAAACCTATGGAGCAATTACAAGAAGTCAAGAATCTCAATACACGTAAAAAGTTTGAAAACTGGATTGAGAAACTTACAACAACCCCTACTATAATGAATGGTAGAATAAACCCAGAAACAATACTGATAGGAGTATATTAATGAGTAACCTAATCCCAATGGTCGTTGAAAAAGAACATAATGGCGAAAGAGCATATGACATCTTTTCAAGACTATTAAAAGAACGTATCGTATTTTTAAACGGTCCGGTTCACGACGCTGTAGCACACAGTATTACAGCACAATTGATTTTTTTAGAATCACAAAACCGTGATAAGCCAATTAACTTTTATATTAATTCACCAGGTGGCGTAGTAAGCAGTGGTATGGCAATATATGATACTATGCAATATATCAAATCACCTGTGTGGACTTACGTAATGGGCCAAGCATGTTCAATGGGCAGTCTACTTGCACAATCAGGAGAGCCAGGTAAACGATTTATGTTACCACATGCTAGACACATGATACATCAACCAAGTGGTGGTGCTAGTGGACAAGCAACTGATATTCAAATTCATGCAGAAGAAATTATCAAGTTGAAAAAAGAACTTACATACGTCTATGAAAAACATAATTCTAAAGGCAAAAAGTTTGACGAATTAAGTAATGATATGGAACGTGATAAGTTTATGACTGCACAAGAAGCACTTGATTATGGCTTAATTGATGAGATCTTCGAAAGAAGGGATTAAATATGAATATAGCAAACAAAGATCCTAGCAAAGGACACTTTGCAGTTAGTATTGTAAAAAGTATATTTAGATTCGTAGCATCGGGCCTAATGGCAGTTGCAGGATATATTTTATGGACAGCAAATGAGTACACTGATATTTTTATTGCTGATTCAGGTTTTTTACTAATGCTCGGAGGAGTAGTATTATTTTTAGCAGAAGTGCTAGGAATAGTTGAGGAGATAGTTTAATGCCCGTGGCCACTTTTGGTGACAAACCCGAAGGGATTAGAGTTGAACAACTTGATTTAAAATCAGGCGAGTTCAACGGGGAATGGATCAAAGGTGGCCCACTACAAGATTTTAGTTCTGTAGGTATACTAGACAAAGCAACTGCAACTGTTTTAACTATAATGGACGGCTTTGTTGTTGTTGATAAGATTAAAACTAATGCACTTATGGGCGATATACAAGTACAAGGTAATGCAGACTTTGTTGGTAATGTTCATGTAAAAGGTACACTAGAAGTTGACAGTCTTGTTACTAAAGAACTTATTGCTGATGAAAAAACAGAACGTCAGTTTATAGAATTCACACACAAAAACAAACGTAAATCAAATGTTGGCACAGGCTTTTTATGGAGTGGTGGCAAATACAGTAAACAATTCATTTACAAAAACAATCCAGATAGATTTTGGTCTACTGAACCTATAGACATACACAAAGATCGTTCGTTTATGATTGACGGCAATGATGTATTATCATTTGATACACTAGGAGGAACTGTTCGTAAAAGTAGTTTACAAGAAGTAGGTACTTTACGTAATTTAAATGTTGCAGGACGTCTAAGTGTTGCTGAAACATTGTTCTTTGATCCTAACTTAGATAGACTAGGTATTGGTACAGATAAGCCTGCAGGTGATTTAGCAGTGTACAACTTTGCTAATGACACTAATATTATTATTGACGCTGAAGATGGTGATGCTAAAATTGGAACATATAATAATAAAAATTTACGTATAATAACAGATGACCAAGCACGTATTAAAGTAAGTTTTAACGGTGATGTTACAATTGGTCAAGAAGGCAATACTAGTAGTACACATCGTGTTTACGGTAAACTAGGTATTGGTGTAAAAAATCCTTCAGAGGATTTAGAAGTTGCAGGTAACATACGTTTTCAAAATCGTTTGTTTATGGTTGCGGACAAGCCGCCAACTAACGGACACTGGAACAAAGGTGACACAGTGTGGAATGAAAATCCAAAAAATACTGCTCCAATTGGTTGGGTATGTACAGCAAGTGGTACACCAGGTAACTGGTCATCATGGGGATTTATCGGAACATAATACTATCGTATTAATAGATTTACACACAAAGATAAATATTGATATGAGCAATAATAAAACAATAATCTTTAAAAATTTTCAGAACGAGCCTGATAAGATAAAGCGTGATGTACGATGGTGGGACTTGTACGCTAAAGTATCGCCTATCTTATATGTTATAATCGGAGTAGTACTATGGTACTTTGGATCAATGGATTGGCAAATTATTGCCGGCATTGGTGCAGGTGCATTTGCTATGACGGCTGTTACATGGTGGTTTTGGACAGTACATACTATTGGCACTATTGCAGACAGAACAGCAAAAGCAGAACTAAATGTTCAATCCGTATTATCTGAAATACGTGATATTAAAAACCTAGTCAAAGACATCCGCGGCAAGTAAATACACTTATGAAGTATGTTACCGTTATAGGCAACGGGGAAAGCCGTAAGAATTTTGACCTGTATACATTGGAATGGTTAGGAAGTACTATTGGAACTAATGCTGTTCATAGAGACTTTCATCCAGATCAATTAGTTTGCTGTGACAGACGCATGGTACAAGAAGCAGTAAACAATTCATACGAAAATACTGTATACACTAGAAGTGATTGGTACAAGCAATTTAGTTTTTGGCGTAATGTATTGTGCTTACCACAACTTCCATACCAAGGCGAAAAGCGACAAGACGATCCGTGGCATTGGGGAAGTGGAGGACATGCATTAAATTTAGCATGTACTATTCAACCTGAGTATGTAGTAATGCTAGGATTTGATTTATGGGGTAATAACAACACATTTAATAACGTCTACAAAAGCACAGATAATTACAACAACCAAAACAAGCCTGCTACTGATCCTAGTTATTGGATATATCAAACTGCCAAACTGTTTGAACACTATCCTAATATAAAGTTTTTACAAATACAGCCTGACGATTGGGAACCACCTGAACAATGGGATCATTTTGATAACTTTTTTATTGATAATTACGAAAATTTAAAAAAACTTATTGACAAAAACAAATAATCTGCTATAATAGTGCTATGTTTATAGAAAATTTTCACCAACAGGTAAGTTGGCATATATACATACATCAAGGACTTGGCGTCAACCCTTCTAACTCTGCCGCCCATAAAATAATATACGTAGGAGAACATTATGGGAATACATTATAGTACAAAACATTACGGACATAACATTGGACTGTCAGCAGTCTTTAGACAACCAAATGCAGATCATTCACACTGTCATTTGTTGCATGGTTATAGTCTAGCATTTACATTTACATTTGGTTGTAAAGAACTAGATAATAAAAATTGGGCAGTTGACTTTGGCGGATTGAAACCGTTGAAGCAATGGTTAGAAGATAACTTTGATCACAAGTTATGTTTAGATAAAAACGATCCGCACATGGATAAGTTTATGGAACTACAAGAACTTGACTTGGCAGAGATTGTTGTGATGGACGGTGTTGGTGCAGAGAAGTTTGCCGAACACGCATTTAACTTTGCTAACAAACTTGTTAAAAGCATCAGTGACAATCGTTGCTATTGTGTAAAAGTAGAATGTGCAGAACACGGGGCTAATTCAGCAATTTATGAGGCTCGTAGATCTTTACTCGAGACATAATATGAAATATACACATTGGAGAGTTGGAGGCAACGTAGTTAAAGAAGATGAAAACTATGTTGTAACAGACAATACAGAACTTAATAATTTAGTTGTATCTAGTACTAGACTGAACAGAAGAAAAAGCACTAGAGGACATAAACATGAAGGCCAAGAAGAAGTGTATATGTTTATTGAAGGTGTTGGTAAAATGGAACTTGATGATGAAACAATTAAAGTTGAACCTGGTAATACAGTATTAATTAAAGACGGTGTATTCCATCGTGTACATGCAGGTATGCATGATGATTTATATTTTATTTGTGTGTTTGACGGAGGGAGAAACCATTGAGAATTATAGCAGGACCATGTCAACATGAAACACTAGAACAGAGTTTAAGAATTGCTGTAGAGTGTAGTCGTGTTTGTAGAAAATACGATATTGAATATATTTTTAAAGCAAGTTTTGATAAAGCAAATCGTTCTAATCTAAAAGGTATTCGAGGCTTAGGTCTTAAAACAACTATGGATGACTTTGCAATTATTAAAGACAAAGTAAAAAATCCTTTTAAGATAGTTACTGATGTACACAACATAAATGAAATTCTTAAAATAGGTGCATACTATAATGACATTGTAGATGTATTACAAATACCCGCATTCTTGTGTAGACAAACTGACCTAGTACAGGCGGCATGTAAAACAGGAAAGATTGTAAATATTAAGAAGGGACAATTTCTAGCACCTTGGGACGTTGATAATATACTTTCAAAAACAGAAGGTGCAAAAGAAGTTTGGATAACTGAGAGAGGAACGAGTTTTGGATACAATACTCTTGTCGTTGATTTTACTGGCTTGGACTACATGCTTAGTAATTATAATACCCCTATTGTTCTTGATGCAACCCACGCAGTACAGAAACCAGGCGGCAATGGAAGTAGTAGCGGCGGCAATCGCGATTACGTTCCTGGCTTATGTCGTGCAGGTAGTGCTTTGGGTATTAAAAACTTCTTTTTAGAAGTACATCAAGATCCAGACAATGCACCTAGTGACGGTCCTAACGCATTACATTTAAAAGACTTTGAAAAGGTAGTAGATGAAATCCACCGCTATTCTTATACCGGCTAGATACGGTAGCACACGTTTCCCTGGCAAGCCACTTGCTATGCTTAATGGTGTTCCTATGATAAAGCGAGTGTATGACGCTTGTACAGCGTCTAAGATACCAACATACGTGCTTACTGACCATCAAGACATTTATAATGTTATTGGTCCAAATTGTATTATGGACAATGATAATTATGAAAACGGTACTGAACGAATTGCAGGTGCAGTTAAGAAAAGTGCATTACTAGACGAGTATGATCAGTTTGTAAATGTACAAGGTGATATGCCTGATGTAACATTACAAATGATAGAGCGATGTATATGGCATTTGCAACATTATCAAATAACTACGTTGTGGACAGACATGCCCAAAGAGATGCAAGACGATCCTAATAGTGTTAAGATGATTCGATCAGGCGATAAAGCATTATGGTTTGGTAGAGGTATTACAGGATACGGACATTGGCATTTAGGTATATACGGATACTCACGTAACGTATTAGAATTTTATAATACTTACGAAATCGAACAAGAAGAACAAGTTGAAAAGTTAGAGCAATTACGCTGGCTTAAAGCAGGTTGGGATATAGGATGCCTACATGCTGATTTTAATGGAGTAGAAATAAACACTCCCGAGGACATTGATAGATGGCAAAACTAGACAAATCACAATACACAAAAGAACAGTGGAAAGTTATTCGTGAAAAGCGTCGAAAAGAAAAGCAAGATAAATTAGAAGCCAAGTTACGCATTGCTGATGAAGAACAAAAAACAAAAGACTGGCAAGAACTTTATGGAGAACGTGCTCCTGATAAATTACATAAACAAAATTATGTATTATGTTTAAAACACGGTAACAAATATTCTAGTCAATATGTAAATGTATTGTATAGTATGGTAAAACGTAACCTAACTATTCCTTTTAAGTTTGTTTGTCTTACAGATGATCCTAGAGGATTAGATAAAGACATTCAATGTTTAGAGTTACCAAAAGAACTTTCAGGTTGGTGGTGTAAACCATATATGTATAGTGCAAATTTACCTTTAGCACAAGATAGTACAATCTTATATATGGATCTTGATGTAGTTATTAGTGGTAACCTAAATAAATTATTTGAATACGAAACAGATGATTGGTGTGTTATTAGAGACTTTACAAGAGCGATGCAACCTAAGTGGGAAAAGTATAATAGTTCTGTAATTAGATTTAAGTTAGGTCAACTCAATCATGTGTGGACAGACTTTATTAAAGATCCAAAAGCAATTATCCAAAAACACTTTGGAGATCAAGACTGGTTATGGACAGCGGCAAAAGGTACAGCCAAAACTTGGCCTGATGAATGGATACAAAGTTGGAAATGGGAAATACGTAAAGATAGATCTTTACAAAGCGGTTCAAAAGGTAATAGAAAATTTAGTAAAATAGAAGAAGTTGTACCACCTAGTCAATGTTGTATTTGTGTCTTTCACGGTGACCCAAATCCTCATATGTGTGAAGATCCGTGGGTAAGGAATAATTGGACATGACAGTTGTAAATAGACTTATTTTTGATGTAGACGGAACACTTACTCCTAGTAGAGGAAAGATTGACCCTGAGTTTGAAAAGTTCTTTCTTAATATTTGTAAAACTAATTATGTATACCTTGTTACAGGTAGTGATAGACCTAAAACAGTTGAACAAGTAGGCAACAAACTGTACGACATGGCTGAACGTGTATATAATTGCAGTGGTTGTGATGTGTACAAAGGTAATAAAAATATTCATACAAGTTCTTGGACATTACCTAAAGATGCACGACATTGGTTAGAGTCTAAACTAGAAGAAAGTACATTTCCATTACGTACAGGTAACCATATTGAAGAACGACCAGGTATGATTAACTACAGTATCGTAGGACGTAATGCTACACTAGGTGAAAGAAAACTATATGTAGATTACGATACAAAAAACAATGAACGAAATACTATTGCAAGAGCGTTCAATAACTATTTTCCAAGATTAAATGCAGTAGTAGGTGGTGAAACTGGAATGGATATCTTCCAAAACGGTTTTGATAAAAGCCAAATTATAAAAGATTTTGATCCTGTTGATGATATAATACATTTCTTTGGTGATGCAATGCACAAAGAAGGAAATGATTATCCTTTGAAAAAAGTAATCATTGACAAGGACCTTGGTCACTGCTATAATGTAAAGAACTACAAAGAAACTTGGAAAATACTAAAAGATGAATTCGACTGGAACTGTTAAACGTTTAGGATTTGCATGTAAGTACATGCATCCAGATCAAACACAAAAGAAAAAACTACTAGAGGAAATTCAGCGGCCACTAAATACTCGTAGTACAACAGTTCAGTGGCTTAATAGACAAACTAAAAATGTTGCTGAAGAACGCTTGTGGGATATCATGGTACACAATATTGAAGCGTACCACAATCTTATCAAGTATGTAGGAGGATTGCCAGATGAACTTAGAATGGTCAGATTGGGTAGTGATGTACTTCCTGTTTATACCCAGCATGAGTGGAGTTATTATTGGCGTAAGCCTGACGTGGTGGACTATGCGTCGAGAGAATTTGCGAAAGTCGGAGAAACAGCAAGAGCCCTCGATGTTAGACTCTCAATGCACCCAGGCCAATTTACAGTCCTTGCTTCAGATAATCCGGAAATAGTAAATAGGAGCGTAGAAGAATTTGAATATCACACCGATGTCATACGCTGGATGGGATACGGCAAGACCTTCCAGGACTTCAAATGCAATGTCCATATATCAGGCAGACAAGGTCCAGCCGGTATCAAACACGCAGTTAACACAAGATTATCTCAAGAAGCGAGAAACTGCATTACGATCGAAAACGATGAAAACAAATGGGGTATCATGGACAGTCTTGAACTGGTCGACACCTGTGCCCTCGTACTTGACATACACCATCACTGGTGCCGTGAAGGTGAATACATTCGTCCTACCGACGATAGATTTACTCGCGTAATAGATTCGTGGCGTGGTGTGCGTCCTGTGATACATTATTCATACAGCAGAGATGAAGCACTTCCAGAAGGCTTTACACACGATACTATGCCTGACATGCCTGCACTATTAGAATCAGGATACAAAAAAGGTAAACTAAGAGCCCACAGTGATTACTATCCTAACAATGCTGTTAATGACTGGGCATTATCATTTTTACCATATGCAGATATTATGTGTGAAAGCAAAGCAAAAAATCTAGCAAGTATTAATTTGCATAAATATTATTATGAATTTGCAAGAAATCACAGATAGTAGATGTGCTAGAACAAAAGCAGAGAACTGCGATTGTACACAATTATCAGCACTAACTGAATCACAATCACATGTTACAGCCATGTGCGAACTAGAACAAAGCGAAACAGTAAAAGGTACTATCTTATTAAGACAAATAAACGAAGGTGAAGGCACTGTAATTGTAGGACGTATTACAGGACTTAAACCAGGCAAACATGGATTTCATATACACGAATTTGGTGATTTGACAAATGGCTGTGAAACTGCTGGTGGCCACTACAATCCGGATAATGTAGATCACGGCGGATTACAGAACGGTCACGTTGGCGATTTAGAAAATGTTACAGCGAACACAGACGGCATAGCCGACTTCACTATCATTGCAAAACGTATTGACCTTATAGGCAAACGAAGTGTAGTGGGTCGTAGTATTGTAATTCATTCAGATGAGGACGATCTTGGCCAAGGCGGAGATGAAGAATCACTCAAAACCGGAAACGCAGGTGAAAGACTGGCCTGCGGGGTAATTATATTAACAGACAAATAGGAGAATAAGATGTTTGGATGGTTAACACGACTATTTTCATCAGAAGAAACTCTTGTGCTTACAAAAGAAATGGAAGTAAAAGAGAAGAAACCTAAGAAGAAAACAGTTGCAAAGAAAAAATCGCCTGCTAAAAAAACAGCGGGTAAAAAAATAGTTGCAAAGAAAAAAGCAACAAAGAAATAAAGGGGAAACAAATGAAAAATTGGATTAAAGCAAGACTTGAAGAGCGTACATCAATTGATGGAATGGCTCTAATTGCAATCGGAGTTATTGTTCTTATTGCAGGACCATTTGCAAAACTAGCGGCGTATGCGGCTATTGCATATGGTGCATGGACTATTTGGAAAAAAGAGGACTAATGCAAGTCGAATCAAATGCCTTTGAAAAAACTTTAGATAATGTACAAGAAGATCCTGTACTACGTGATGAAGTACGTTCATCAGTAATTGATGCTCTAAAAGGGATATTTGATCCTGAAATTTCTATAAACATATACGACCTAGGGTTGATATATGATCTTAAAATCACAGCAGACGGTACATTACATGTATTAATGACATTCACTAGTGCATGGTGTCCGTTTGCTGATGAACTTCTTAAACAAGTGAAAGAACTTACACTTGAAGCACATGATAAAATTAATAATGTTGAAGTAGTTACTACTATGCTTCCGCAATGGAGCAAAGATAACGTTGCAGAAGAATGGCAACTTGCTTTAGACTTTTAAATTTTACTAATATCTAAACTACTACCTGCAGGCATATTCCACACAAGACGTTTTTGAACGCCTTTCTTTTGTGCAAATCTCTTAGGGTCACAGTTTTCACATACATGAAAATAATTATCGCTTAATCTTTTAGGATCAACTTTTCCTTTTTCACGCTTAAATTCTTTCTCACACTCATCGCAAACAAATACTGCTATTTGTTTCATGCGTTTATAAGGGTGAAACTTACCCTTTTTACTCTTACGATAGTAATGTGTAATGCTGTTTTCGACTCTAATAAACATTTCAGTTGTATTTACTCGTTTACATTCGGATTATAAAATTTTAACATAAATATTGATATGAGCATCGTAAATGTAACAGATTCAGCAAAAGAACACATGGAAAGCGTAATTGCCAAGGAAGGCACAAAGTACGTTAAATTAAGCGTTAAGGGCGGCGGATGTGCTGGCTTTACGTATGAATGGAATGCTGTTAACGAAGTAAACAAAGACGATGAAGTAATAGAATTAAGCAATGGTAGTTTTGCCATTGATGGAGCAGGTTTAATGTTTGTAGCAGGTACAACAGTAGACTTTAAGAAAGAAGTTTTTGGTTCTTATATGAATATTAGCAATCCTAACGCAACAAGCAGTTGCGGATGTGGGGAAAGTTTCGGAGTTTAAAATATGGCACGTAAAGAAGTAAACATTGGTACTACAGGTAATGACGCTACCGGTGATAGTATTAGAGTAGGTTTTGATAAAGTTAATAACAACTTTGTTGAAATTTATGCGGCACTAGGACTAGGTGGTGGTTTAAACTTTCAAAACTTAGATAATACTCCTTCAGCAATTACAGCAAATAAAATTTTAGCAACTAATACAACTGGTGATGCAGTAGTAGAAAAACTATTAGAAGGTGAAGGCCTTACTATTGATAATGCTACTGATCCTACAAAAATTATTATTAGAAATACAGGTACAGAAGTTGTACGTGATACAAGTCCGGAACTTGGTGGTAACTTAGATGCTAACAATTTTTTAATTGAAAACTTAGGTACTCCGTTAAAAACAGGAGATGCCGCAACTAAAGATTATGTTGATACTAACTTTTTAGCAGGTGGCGGTGATACTGCTACTGGACAAATTCTTTTAAGAAATGGTAGTAACCCAAGAGTTCCTACACTAGCAGATGAAGCAGTAAACAAAAAGTATACAGATTCAAAAGTTGCCCTAGCAGGTGATACAATGACTGGTCCACTATTATTAAGTGAGACACCATCATTTGCAGATCCATCATTACAAGCGGCGACAAAAGGTTATGTAGATCGAAATAGTTTTACAAGTACAAACAATATTTTTGTAAGTAAGTCAGGTAGAACAGAAGCACAAATGAAAGCGGCTGGTGCTGATGAAAATCAAATTGGTCGTGCTCAATCATATGCATTTAACTCTGTACGTGAAGCATGTTTTTATGCAGAACGTATTATGAAAGGTGATATAGTTCTTAAAGATCAAGGACTGTTTACAGGAGATGTTTATTGGAAAGTTCCTTCTAAGAAACCTGGACCATACACAGTTAACCTAGCGGCAGATGGTACTGAAGATTTAACAAACGTACTGGCTAATAAATTACTTGTTGATAACAGAAGATTTATTCAAGAAGAAACTCTTGCATTTATTGAAAACGAAATCAACGATGGTGACAACGCAGATGACTTTGCAGATACATTTACATTTAATAGAGACAAGTGTTTTAGAGACCTTGGATTAATTATTGATGCTGTAAGTTTTGATTTAACTTATGTAGGTAATTCAAAAACTGTTGATGCGGCATTAAGTTATTGGGATGGTGCTACATCTAGAGTTGCAGGACAACAAAGCGAAACAGTAGCGGCAATTAACTTTGCTAAAAGTTTAATTACAACAAATGTTTTAACAAACACTGCATATGTTGCTCCAAGCAATACTAGAAATCCTTATGCACATGATTTAATTACACAAAACTTAGATTATGTTGCTGAAGAAACTATTGCATATATTAATGATCAAATTACAAACAACGTAGGTATTTGGACAGGCTTTACATACAACGAAGCAAAGTGTAGACGTGATACAAAATTAATTTTACAAGGTGTTGCATTTGATTTAAAATTTGGTGGTAACACTAAATCAAGAGATAACGCACAAAACTATTGGGACGGTGCAACAAGTCAAGTTGCTGGACAACAAGCACAAACTGTTGATGCATTAGACTTTGCTAAAGACCTAGTAAGAAACTTTGTTTTACAAAACTTGTCATACACAAGTAGTAAACAATCAACATATGTACAATACACAAGTTCAAACAACGGTGAAGGTGCGGCAAGTACAAAAGTAAACAACTTAATGAACAGTATTGCAACTGTTATTAATTCAGGACTTGGATCATTACCAGCATTCGAAGGTACATTTAGTAACCAAAGCGGATATGCACAATTTGTTGATGCCGCAATTATTGCAGAAGCAGGGGCTTCTACTACTATTGGTACATTGATGGACATTATTACTAATGTGGTTACAAATGGTACAGGTGTTGCTCCAACAAAAACAGGTGGAGAAGGTAGAGAAACAAATATTCCATTACCTGAAATTACAATTTTTGTCGAGTCAGGACTTTACGAAGAATACTTTCCGATTGTATTACCAGAAAACGTTTCACTTAAAGGTGATGAGTTTAGACGTACAATTATACAACCATTAGTTGGAGTTAGACCTCCTTCACGTGCAATAAACTTAACATATGAAAAAGGTGACCTGTTAAGATATAACGGAACAGCACTTCCAAAAGAATCAAGATTTAGAAAGCACTACGATTCACAGTATTCACGTGCAGATACATTTAGTGGTTCAGTTAACCAAATTGGTAGTAATCAAATTACAATCAAGGATGTTTCTTATGCTCCGGTTAACGGTTTGTACTTTGTTAATGGTGGTGTAACATATTATGTTAAAGACTGGGCAAGTGACCCAGACGCTGTTGGAGATACTAGTAGATGGAGAGGTAATATTTACTCTGACATTAATACAACAACAGCCACAACACTTGGTGCAACAATTAATAACAACACAGTAATTGAACTTAAGAAACTAAACCAACATATGGATATGTTCTTAATGAACAATGCTACAATTCTACGTAATTTAAGTTTACGTAGACATCAAGGTTTTATTAACGTACTTGATCCAGAAGGACAAATTTTAACTAAATCACCTTATGTACAAACAGTTTCAAGTTTCTCAGGACAAGGCGGTGGTGGTCAATATGTTGACGGTAATGCTGGTGTACAATATGGTACAGTAGTTGATAATCCTGCAAGTGGATCTACTATTACACTACAAGGTTTAACAAGAGAAATACAATTACCAACAACATTCTTATATCAAGATTCAAGAAACTTTGTAACTGGTGTAAGTGACTTTGAAAAATTTACACATAGAGTAGTTGGAGCAACAGCACCAGTTGACGACGGACTAGGTGCAGGTACATTTAAACAAACTCTTACACTTGCAAGTACTACAACAATTATAGCAAGAACATCTTCTAACTCAACAGGTAACATTCCACAAACAACTGAAATTAGATTAGAAACTGCTGGTAACAAGTCCATGACTTGTAATGACTATACACAAATCAACTCAGACGGATTTGGATTGATTGCAACTAACGCAGGACTAATTGAAGCAGTATCTGTATTCACTTATTATTGTGATACATCTTATTGGGCAAGAAACGGTGGACAAATTAGATCACTTAACGGTTCAAGTTGTTATGGACGTATTGGTTTAAAAGCAGAAGGCAGTGATCCAAACGAAAACTTACAAAGTGGTGTAACATTCTTTAGACATGTTAACGCACAAGCAACTGGTTCACCAGATCCAGATTATACACAGATTGTTAAAGCAGACACAGTAGGCAGTACTGTTAACAAATCAGGTAATACAGAAATAAAAATTAAAGACTTTGACTATTTGCCTTTTGAAGATTCAAGAATTGAATTAACAGCATACTCAACAAACAGTGACACAACAGAATATGTAGTAAATGAAATTACAGGTGCTAGATTTGAAATTGCTAGTATTAACGTAGGTAGTGCAACTAAAATTACAACAAGTTCTGCACACGGATTTAGACATGGTTCAGTTGTATTAATTGAAGGACTTGACGGAAACGGTTTTACTACAATAGACAACGCATACTATATTGATGTTACTAGTGGTAATGGAACTACTGAGTTCTTCTTATATACAGATTCATCATTAAGCACAGGGTTTAATGCAACATCAGTAGTAGACGGAACATACAATGGTTCAGGTGCAGATGCAATATTTGGTGGTAAAGCAACACTATCATTGGGATCAGCACTAAACATTGGAACAGGAACACAAGTTCCAAATGATGCTAACATTACACTTACAATTGGTAAAAAAGTTCTACTAACAGGCATTACAGATGCTCCAAGAGTTTTACCAAGTAGTGCATTAAAATTTGCTGGTGTTGGTATTGACGCACAAGTATTTAGAATTCTAAACGTAGAAAGATTTGATGTAAAAGAACCAACTGGTACAGTTTCTAATGTACAAGAACATTTATTAGATCTACGTGTTCCACCAAACTTATCAAGTGGCACAACATCGATTGTTACAACACGTATTTCTACAATGAGAGCAACAGGACACGACTTCCTAAATATTGGTTGGGGTAACTATATTGACAGTAACTATCCAAACAACGTTTACGGATCACCTGCAGGTAAACCAGACTTTAGTGCAGACCAAGCAAACGAAGCAGTTGAAGTTGGATCAGGTAGAACATTCTATGCAAGTACAGACCAAGATGGTAACTTCAGAGTAGGTCCATTCTTCCGTGTTAACCAAGGTGATGGTTCAGTTGAACTTAACGCAAACATTGGTTTAACAAACGTTGACAGTTTAAAATTTACAAAAGGTACATCAATTGACGAGTTTTCAACTGATAGAAAAATGCAAGGACAGTCAGATGATGCTGTACCAACTGAATCAACTTTAGTCAAATATCTTAACAGTAGTATTATTGGACAGCACGAAGACGGAAGTGATTTCCCACAGCCTAGTACAACAGGTTCACAAGCGGCAGGTGGTACATTTGGATTATTAAGTAGAGCAGGCTACAATGGAACTAACCTTGCTTGGAACAGAATGAATGGCGAACTTAATTTAAACGCTAACAAAATTACAAACATTTTCCAAGGAACAAGCAACACTGATGCAATTAATAAATTATATGCAGACAGTGTATTCAAAGGTGACTTTACAGACAGTGTTAGAACTGATGTAACAGCATTTGTAATGTTAAATGATAGTACTGTTGACAGTGGATCAATTGACATGAATGGTAATAGAATTAAATCGTTACGTGATCCAGTTGACGGAAGTGATGCAGTTACAAAACAATATGTAGATACACAAAACAGTATTGGTGGATTAGAAGGAACAACTATTACAGGAAATCCTGCTAACACAGATTTATTAATGTTTACAGGAACAAACACTGTAGACGGTTTAGGTAATCCAATTGTTGGAATGGTTAATACTGCACTTAATACTACAACTGATGCAGTTAGCGGTTCAAGAACATTTGGTGAACCAACAGGCACAGGTAGTGACATTAGATTTATAAGAGCAGGTAATTCAATACAAGTTGGATTAGCAACAGGTTCCATTAAAGATCCTGATGTTAGTGAAGTTGCTGGAATACAACAATCTAAATTAAGCATGGAACTTGCAACTGCAAGAGCAAGTGCTAACGCAGGTGGTAAAGCAATTAGTGGTATTACTTTAAGTAACCCAATTAGAATTACTACTTCATCTGCACACGACCTTGTTAATGGAGACTTAATTGGTATTAACAATATTGCAGGTACAATTGAACTTAACACAAACTTTTATTATATTAGTAAAGTTGATAATACAAACTTTACAATTTACACTGACCAAGCACTAACAGGTACAGTAAACGGAACAGTTGGATTTACACCTTATATCAGCGGTGGCTTTGTTACAAACTCACGTATGATACAACAATCAAGTGGACTTGCGGCGTTTGATGATTCACAATTTACAATTGACACAGGTTGGGTTACTTTAAAAACTTCAACAGGACTAACAAACGGTGTTCCATTAAGCAAAATTGTACACCAAGCGGCATCAAGTATTTTAGGTGTACCTGCAGGCGGAGGAGCGGCGGCGGCTGTTCAAGCACTTACTCCTGCACAGGTAAGAACTATTGCTAATGTTGAAGATGGTGCAGATGTAACTGATTATGACAACGTAAAAACTGCAGGTGCTATAATGAAAGACGGCACAGTGAGCATGAACGATGCTACTACTTTACGTGTTGTTAATTTAGAACCTAAAGTAGATAACACAACTGATTTAGGATCTAGTACAAAATATTGGAATGATATTTACGGTACAACATTACATGCAGAAGTTATTAAGAAAAAAGAATCAGGTACAAACTTTACAATTCAAAATAATGCAGGTGCAACAGCACTTACAATAACAGAAGTTGTTGCTAACTCATCGTTTGCAGGTAGTGCGGCTAAACTTACAACAGCACAAGCAATATCAGTATCAGGCGCAGTAACAGGTACAGTTAACTTTGATGGTAGCGGTGCCGCAGATATTAGTACAACAGTTAATCACAATCACGATTCAGACTATGTAGATATTGATGGTGATACAATGACAGGCACATTGATTGGTCGTGCTATTAGACCAAGTGCAAATAATACATATGATCTTGGAACAACAGGTAACAAATATGCTAATGTGTATGCAACTTTATTCCAAGGTACTGCAACAAGTGCTAGATTTGCTGACTTGGCAGAGAATTATTTAGGTGATAATACTTATGAGCCAGGCACAGTTATTATGTTTGGTGGTGCAAATGAAGTTACTGAAGCAAACGAAATGATGACTACTAAAGTTGCAGGAGTAGTTTCAACTAATCCAGCACACTTAATGAATGCAGACCTAGCAGGAGACTTTGTTGTTACTGTAGCATTAACAGGTCGTGTACCATGTAAAGTAGTAGGCAATATTACAAAAGGTGATATGATTGTAACAAGTGATGTTCCAGGTGTTGGAGTTGCAATGGACAATCCAAAATTAGGGAGTGTTATCGGTAAAGCACTGCAAGATTATAATTCAACAGATATTGGAACCATCGAAGTTGTGGTTGGTAGACTGTAAATAAAGGTGTAGGAAACTATTATGGCAATACAAACAATTAATATAGGTACTAATCCAAATGATGGTACAGGTGACGATCTAAGAACAGCGTTTGATAAAGTTAATGATAACTTTACAGAATTACTTGCTGTTGGAGGAGAAACTAATACTGCTTCAAACCTAGGTATAGGTGAAGGGGTATTTAAAGTAAAAACTGCACAGAATTTAGAATTTAAATCATTACGAAACAGTGATGGTACTATTGCACTTACATCTGATGGTAACAGCGTATACATAAACACAACAAATTTAGCAGACAACGACTTTGGAGCAATTCAAGTAGATAATGGTGACACACTAACTGCTAGTTCATCAGGACAACTAGTTGGAATAAAAGGTGGTAATTCAAATATTGTTGTTACTAAAAGCGGAAATGATATTGTAATTACAGGAGCGTTTGAAGTTGGTGATGATGCTACTCCGCAACTTGGCGGTGACCTTAGTATTTTAGGTAACAGTATTATTGGCGGAGCCGGTAGTACAATTACATCTATTGGTACAATTGATTCAGACTCAATGAATACTGATAACTTAACTGTAAACACTAATGCTATAATTACAGGAACATCACAGTTTGGTGGTTTGATTACTGCTAACGGTGGACTTACATTAGGTTCAGGACAAACAATTTCAGGAAATATTAACGGCGGAATTCAAGGACAACTTACAGGAACACTTGATACAAATGCACAAACAATAAGTGGTGACGGTAAAATTATTATTGACACTGCTGATATTAGTGTACAAGGACAATTAGGTAGTGAGTTTGGTGTAGCATATAGAACTAAACCTAGTCCATTAACAGTACAAACAAGTGTTGATTTACCTGTAGATTTAATTACAGTAACAAGTTTCCGTAACATTGCATTAAATGCCCTTAACGTAGAAACAGTAGTTAACAAAGCATTATCCGGTGGACAAACATATACAACTGGTGCTGGTTCAACAATATCATTTACAATTAATGACAGTGATAATAATTCATTAGGATTAGGTGCTGTTGGTGCAAGTATTGTAGATGCTACAGTTAATCAAGTTGCATTACTTCCGTTCGAAACAGGAAGACCACCTGCTAGTCAACCAGTTTACTTTACATTTAATTCAAGCGGTGTTGCTACACTTAATGATATTGAAATTAGTGAAACAGGAATTAAAACAAATGTTTCAAATAAAGATTTAACATTAGATGCTAACGGTACAGGTACTGTTGATTTCTATAACGCATACCAGTTTCCAAGAACAATTGGTAACGCAGGCGAAGTTTTAGTTGTACCAGTTTCAGGTACAGAATTAGCATGGGGTGCTGGCGGAGGTGGCGGAGGTGGTTCATCTACATTCGTTGGCTTATCAGACACGCCGGCTTCATATGCAGGTTCAGCCGCAGACGCAGGCAAATTTGTTAGAGTTGCATCAAGTGGAACAGCATTAGAATTTGTAACACTTGATGGTGATTTTACAGGTAGTGTATTTGGAGATGATAGTACATTACTTGTAGATGGCAACAACAACAAGATTGTTGGTGATATTGAAACATTAAGTTTAAGAACACCTGTAGAAACTATTGCACTTGGATATCAAGCAGGTCAAACAAATCAATTAGGTAAAGCAGTAGCAATTGGTGCTCTAGCAGGTGAAACAACACAAGCCGCTGGGTCAGTTGGAATTGGATATAAAGCAGGTAATAACACACAAGGCGAAGGCGCAGTAGCACTTGGATATCAAGCAGGTCAAAATACTCAAAGTGTTAGAGCAATAGCAATTGGAGAACTTGCAGGTCAAGCAACCCAAGGTCAGTATGGCATTGCACTTGGATATTTTGCAGGTCAAACTACTCAAGGTACTGGCGGAATAGCAATTGGATATCAAGCAGGTCAAACTAATCAAGATACTGGCACAGTAGCAATTGGTAGTACTGCAGGTACAACTACTCAAGGTGAAGATGCAGTAGCAGTTGGAACCAATGCAGGTAAAACTACTCAAGGCACTGATGCAGTTGCAATAGGTCACAGTGCAGGTGAAACAAATCAAGGCGCTGGTTCAATTGCAATAGGTTACAACGCAGGATCAACAAACCAAGCCGCAAACTCAATTGTAATAAACGCAGGTGGCCTGGCTCTGGAAAATACAACAGCAGATAGTTTAAGAATTAAACCAATTAGAAGTGCTGTTGGTACAACTATACTGATGTATGATGCTTCGTCAGGAGAAGTTACACATACAGCAAGTCCTGTAATTACAGGTGATTTAACAGGTAGTGTGTTTGGTGACGATAGTACATTACTAGTAGATGGAGTTGCTAACAAAGTATTATTAACTAACAATACTACTGATAATTTAACAGAAGGTAGTTCAAACTTATACTTTACAAACACAAAAGTAGATGCAAGAGTAACACAAAGTTTTGTAAACGCATTGGGTATTACAGCAACAAGTACAGTAGGAACAGTTGACGGCGACTTAACAGGTAGTGTATTTGCTGATGATTCTAGTTTAATTGTTGACGGTGTAAACAATGTTATTACTACAACAAAAGCAGATATTGGCAGTTTACATATTGAAGGAACACAGATTGCAGGTCCTTCAAATAGCAATTTAGCAATTACATCACAAGGTACAGGACATATACATTTAGATGGTGATGTAAGAATTGATGGAACATTATCACATGTAAGCAATCAAGTTTTAACTATTGCAGGAACTGCTTCAGCACAAACAATTGAGACAAGTTCAAACAACACTTTTGTTACAACAGGTGATTGGACAGCAGTAGGTGCTGATCAGGCTTATGCAAACTTAGGTGCAGGTTCAGTTGATGGACAAATGAAAACAATCAAAGTTGTAAGCAGAGGACAATTTAGTGTAAACGGTGGCGCTACATTTGTTGACAGATATCTAATTGTTAACTTAACAATTAACGGTTCAGTTGGTACTTTAAACGTTTCACAAAACTCAGAATACGGCGCTGTAACACTAGTATGGTATAACTCAAGTTGGTGGATTGTAAGTCAGTTTGATAGTTAAGGTAAATACTGGTAAGAGGATATAAAATGGCTAAACCAGTATGGACAACTTCAGCAGGTAGTTTAGGAACGGTTCAAGAAAGAACAACACAATCTTTCACCTTAGACGCTACTAATGCTACTACATTTTCTTTACAAAGCGGAACATTCCCTGGTGGATTACGTCTTGAAAGTAATAGAATTATAGGTACACCTTTTGAGGTGTCAGATACACAAACAAGTAAATTTGTAATACGTGCATCGAACACTGAAGGAAGTATAGATAGAACTTTTACAATAACAGTTGAAGGAGAAGATGCTCCGTTTTGGTTAACTCCAGAAGGAACATTGCCAATTGGTCCACAAGGCGAACAATTTATTTTAAATAGAAGTGTCGTAGATTTTCAGTTAAGTGCAGGTGACTCTGACTTAACAGCAGGAGAAACTTTAGAATATTACTTAGATGATTTATTTGGAGAACTTCCTCCAGGTTTAACATTATCTAAAGATGGTAAATTAAGTGGAATAATTGAAGCAGAACTTACTGTTGATTATAAAGCATCAAGTACTAATTACGATAGACAACAATACGATCAGTTTCCTTTTGATTATGGAGGAGGCGATGACGGTAGTGGTGCTCCAAAATACCTAAATAGATTTTACGAATTTTTTGTTACTGTTAGTGATGGCACTACAAGAGCAAGAAGAAGATTTAGAATTTTTGTAGTTAACGAACAAAACTTTAGATCTGATACACTAGCAATTCAAGCAGATACAGAAACATTTATTTCAAGTGCTACGTATTTGAGAACTCCTATATGGTTAACAACAGGTAACCTAGGAATAAAAAGAGCAAATAACTTTATTACTATACCACTTGAAGTATATGATCCTAATCAATTTAGTGGTGCTGTTACATACGAATTAATTAATAACCAAGATTCAAGTGCTAGTATTTTACCTCCGGGTATGACACTAGATGCAACTAATGGTGTATTGTTTGGTAAAGTTCCGTATCAACCTGCAGTGACAGAAACATACACATTTACAATACAAATTAAAAGACAAGACATTTACTCTACTGAATCAGTAATTCATTCACGTCAGTTTATATTAAAGATTCAAGGTGAAGTTGATAGTACAATTACATTTACAACATCAGAGTTAATTGGTACATTAAGTCCAAACCAAACAAGTACATTAAGAATAGATGCAACTACAATTTTATCTAATGCAGATGTAAGATATAGATTTCTAAGCGGAGTGCTACCACCCGGAATTATTTTAAGTGGTGGTGGAGAACTAATTGGAAAAATTAGTCAGTTTGAATCTACAGCAGGTGCCGGTGATGGATTAACTACTGTTGATTTAACAAACTTTGGTTTAAACAGTTTTATATTAGACGGCGGAACTACTTCAATTGACAGAGAGTTTAGATTTACTGTACAGGCTAGAGATTATTATCAACAAAGTGCTGTAGAAAAACAATTTAGAATTGCTGTAACAGCAGATACACTTACACAGTACAGTAATATATTTTTACAACCATTGTTACCAAAACCTAAACGTCAGTATTACTATGACTTCATAACTAACAATACTATCTTTCCAGATAATATTTTATATAGACCTAATGATCCTGCTTTTGGTACACAAAATCAAATTAAGATGTTATTACAGTATGGTATTGAAACTTTAAAAGTTGAAGAATATGTTCCAGCACTAGTAAGAAACTTCCACAGAAAAACTTTTAAGTTTGGTGATGTTAAAATTGCAACAGCAAAAGATGACAATAATAATGTGATATATGAAATTCTTTATGTAGATATATTTGACGATGCTGAAAAAATAAACGGCAGTGTAGCAAGTAAAATAGACATCACTAACACTAGTAAAGACTTAACAGTAGATACTAATCAGTATAAAGCAAGTACAAACATTATTACAATAGATCAACTAGTAAAACGATTCTTATATCCAAATAGTGTTAGTAATATGCAAAAGCGCCTAAAGGAACTTTATCCTGATGGTGATAGTACTATTATAAATATCAACGAGAAATTCATTCCATTATGGATGAATAGTACGCAAACAACAACAGGAACTGCCCTAGGATACACTAAGGCTGTACCAATTGCCTACGCTAAACCCGGATACGGTGCAACTGTACTTGAAAATATACAAGATAGTGGCTTTGATTTTAAGACTATTAACTTTGAAGTTGATAGACTCACAATCGATAGTGTAGAAGGTGAAGCAGGCGATAAATACATTGTATTCCCAAAAAGGAAGGTAATTTAATATGGCAACAAGTAACGATATAAACACAGGTGGTATTGACTCTCTTTATCCTGTAGCAGGACAAGATAATGATTCGCAAGGGTTTAGAGATAATTTTAGCAATATCAAAACTGCAATAGACAGTGCGAAAAGTGCAATTAGTACTATTGAAGGTACTGCACCAAGTAAACAAGCAGATAACGATTTTAACGATAACACTATTTCAAAAGTAATTTTACAAGATAGTGGATTAGCGGCACCAAGTGCTGAAACACTTGCAGGTGAAACTAATGTAGATTTTACAGCAGGACATTATCGTAGATTAATTTGTACTACTGAAAAGCCAAGTACAAACACTGTAGTTGTACAAAATTGGGGACCTGCTAATGCACTAAGCCATATGACATTAGAAGTAAGATCCAACAACACAAGTCAAAAGTTTTTAAACTTTAGTACACCTTCAGGAAACATTTTAACCGACTCAACTAACTTAAACTTGACAAGTGACTTTGATATGACAGATGGAAATAATACTACAAAACATATTTTTGATTTGTGGTCACCAGACCAAGGTGCTAATATCTTTATCTACTACAAAGGCAAGTTTGAATAATAATGTTTAATCCGTTAGCAAAAGATCCTAACTCTTTATCGGATGATGAACTACAAGAAACTATTTCAGGTTTACAAAAAAAATATTTAATTGCATCTAGAATACCGAACCAGTCTGTGTTATTTCAGTTACAAAATTCACTAACTATGTATAGTGAAGAACAACGTAAAAGAAGTAACGACAAGTTGCGTGAACAACAAACACAAAGCAAAGACGACGGCAAGGATTTAGGTGAATTAATTAATGTACAGTAAAGACCAAGACCAAGACAAAACACTAAACTTTTTTAGTTGGAAAGGACATTTTGATGCTACGGTTGTAGTTGATGATGTTGTATATCCTAATAGATATAACTTAGAAATAAGTTTTATACCTAAGTCTAAAGAAATATCACAGCAAAATATTGGATTTGATAAAATCAAATATCTTATTGAACGTCTTTGCGAAAACTCAGTAGTATTTTCTCCAACAAATAAAACAGAATCAATATGGTTTAAAATGCCAGTTAATAAAATATTATTACCCGGAGCACCATATGATCAACTACTTGCTGTAACATTATACCAAAAAATTGAATCAATTGCAGGAAAATATTTCTTTTTTGGCAATATAACGGTTGACAGCAAACTGGGAGATAGTGTAAAATATACTATAGACAACAACAGTTATGAAAACAAACATTTACAAGTTACAGATTGGATTGATGATAAAATTGTTCCGTGGTGGTTTAGAGATGACACTGCAACATTTGATCAACGCATTGATGCAAAAACAATTTGGACAGGTGCCACAAGTTGGAAAGATTTAGGATATGAACCCGCAGAAAAGAAAAACAGTTTCAAACCAACAGTCATCGACGGTGGCCGAGACAACTAGTATTGGTCAATCATCTGTTAGCGAAAGTAACATTGTTGAACTAATTTATCAAAACAAATTTGATAACATTAAACATTGTATTATTCCAGAAGAACTAGCAAACAAGTACAACGCAATTATAGATAATAATAGAGATGATATTACAAGATTATCGTCAATAGTTGATACGACTGTAGATCAAGATGGATATGATCAAGATAATAGATTAAATTGGTTTATGCCAGAAGAGTATAAACATTTTGATATAGAAGATTATGTATTAGGACGTTGTGAAACACCTGAAGAAAAACAACGTGTAGAGTATGAGTTAGACTTATACAAGTCACATGCTATGATGGACGTTTTACAATTCCTTAAATACATGGTGGATACACTACGTGAAAACAATATCGTATGGGGTGTTGGACGTGGGTCTAGTGTAGCCAGTTATGTCTTGTATTTGTTAGAAGTACACAAAGTAAACTCTATAAAATACAATTTAGATCCCACAGAATTTTTAAGATAACTACCTATACAAAGGAGAATAATATGGGAAGAACATATAGAACAATGAACGGACGTTCAGTTGACATGGACAAATTACGTTCTCAAAACGAACTTACTCCAGCAGTAGGTAATATGAAAGTAAATGCTAGAGGCGACGAACTCGGCGCTGGTGGCAAAATTGTACGTACACGTGAACAAATTGTAAGTTCATATTACGAATCAAATCCAAAAGCAACACCTGATGCAGATGTTCCAGCAACTGAACCTGTACAGCAACCATCAGTACCAAACAATCCACCTTCACAGACAATGACTATTGAAGATACTCAACCAAGTTCTATTGTTAATGAAGTTGAACCTGCTGTAGAAGAAGTTCCTGCAAAACAAAAAGCAACAGAACAAGTAGAACAAGTAGAAGAAAAAGTATTAGACAAAGGTGTTGATGCAGTCAAAAGAGCAAGATCAAGACGCAGAGGCATATCAGACGCTACAGGAGAAAAGTAATGGCAAGAATTAAAACTGGCGGAATTAGACCAATCCACGATCATGTTTTAGTTACTGACTTATACTTTGGTGAACAGAAAACCAAAGGTGGAATTATTATTAGAGATGATAACGGTACTGCAAGAGGAGTTTATCCTCGTTGGGCAAAAGTTCATGCAAAAGGTCCTACGAACAAAGAAGAATATAACGTAGGTGATTATATTTTAGTTGAACATGGTCGTTGGACAAGAAAGATGGAATTAGATATAAATGGTGAAGACATTACTTTACATAGAGTAGATGTTGATGCTATAATTGCTGTAAGCGATTCAAAGCCAGAAGACTATAAGATTGGCGATGAGTTTAACACAGCACCCGACCAAGTCAGACCAGAAGACTTTGGCGCTAGATAAGAACGAGGAATAAATTGAAAAACGTAGATCTAAACAAATATAAAGAATTTGTAAAACAAGTAACCAGTGATGAATCAATGTCAAGTATGCAGATGTACAATCGTATGATTGATATTGAAACTGTTGAAAGTAAAACAAAAGTTAATGCCGCATCGCTTATGACAGGTGCTATTGGCATTGCAAGTGAAGGAGGCGAATTTGCAGAAATTGTTAAAAAATGTATCTTCCAAGGTAAACCTATGGACGATGAAACTATATTTCATTGTAAACGAGAACTTGGCGATATTATGTGGTACTGGATTACTAGTTGTAGGGCTCTTAGTTTGGACCCTAACGAAGTAATTGAAGAAAACGTAAACAAATTAAAGTCACGCTACCCGGGTGGAGAGTTTGATGTACACTACAGTGAGAATCGAAAAGACGGTGACCTTTAATGAAAATACTTATCGACGTTGATGGAGTAGTTTTAGATTGGGAACCTGCATTTGATGCATGGATGGCTAAACAAGGGTTTCGTGTAAAGAAGCCTAATGTATATAGTCAATATGTACGTTACGGGTTTCAACGCAAAAAACAATGCGATATTTTAGTAAAACAGTTTAACGAAAGTGCATGGATTGGTTACTTAAAACCCTTGCGTGATAGTGTTGAGTGGATAAGAAAATTAAGATCACTTAACTATACGTTTGATGCTATTACTAGTTTATCTGAAGATGAATGTTCTGGTAAATTACGTGCATATAATTTAGAACAAGTATTTGGTGCAGGTACATTTGATCGTGTATTATGTATTGGAACAGGTGCTGACAAAGACGAAGCACTTGCAGAGTATGATAAAGGACACTGGTGGATTGAAGATAAACCGCTTAACTGTGACGCAGGACTACGTGCAGGACACAAACCTATTATTATATCACACAAATGGAACTTAGACTACGACAACCCAGATGTACAAAGAGCAGAAAACTGGAAAGACATTTATAATATCATCACTGCTACCTACTTCAAATAAGTACCGCTAAATACTTGTGATGCAAAAGAACGAGTATTATACACAACGAGATTGGGATCGTGTTGTAGGTTGGGGTACTGTACCTACAAAATATCAGTACCCGCATTTACGTAATACAGAAGAATATAGAGATTCTATTTCGGCAAATAAAAATATAAAAAAACTTGACAAGACTATAAAATAACTGTATATTTATAGTATGATTGTTAAAGGAATTACATTCTCATCTTTTGATCTTTTCCATAGCGGACATGTTGCTATGCTTAAAGAAGCAAGAGCAAACTGCGACTATCTAATGGTAGGATTGCAAACTGATCCTACACTTGACAGACCAGAAAAAAATAAACCTATTCAAAGTGTATTTGAAAGATATGTACAACTTGAAGGTTGCAAGTACATTGACGAAATTATTCCATATGCTACAGAACAAGATTTGCTTGACATACTATTAACGTATGACGTCAACAAACGTTTTATTGGCGAAGAATATCGGACAAAAGACTTTACAGGAAAGCAATTATGTGTTGACAAAAGCATAGAAATTTATTATAATAAAAGACAACATTCATTTAGTACAAGTGGATTACGCAAAAGGATAGAACAAAATGGCTAAAGAACTATGGGTAGAAAAGTATCGTCCAAGCACAGTAGGTGACTATGTGTTTAGAGATCAAACACAAAGAGATCAAGTAAACGGTTGGGTAAAAGATAAAAGTATTCCTCATTTGTTATTCAGTGGTCATGCAGGTATTGGTAAGACAACACTTGCTAAAGTATTGTGTAATGAACTAGAAATAAATGAATATGATCTACTAGAGATTAATGCTAGTAGAACAAACAGTGTAGAAGATGTACGTGACAAGATTGTAAACTTTGTACAAATGATTCCATTTGGTGACTTTAAGGTTGTACTACTTGATGAGGCAGATTACTTGTCGCCAAACGCACAAGCGGCACTACGTGGTGTGATGGAGGAGTATCATACTACAAGTAGATTTATTTTAACTTGTAACTATCCTAACAGAATTATTCCTGCACTACATTCAAGATGTCAAGGCTTTCATATTACAAACGTTGATCAAACAGAATTTACTGCACGTATTGCAACAATACTATTAGAAGAAGGTGTAGAACCTGATTTAGATGTGTTAGATACATTTGTTAAAGCAACATATCCTGATATGAGAAAATGTATTAACATGTGTCAAATGAATAGTACAACAGGTAAACTTACTCCGCCACAAAAAGGCGATACAGGAGAAAGTGATTACAAAGTAGAAATGGTTGAACTATTTAAAGCAGGTAACATTGCACAAGCACGTAAACTAATTTGTACACAGGCAAGGCCTGAAGAGATGGAAGATATTTTCCGTTGGATGTATGATAACTTGGAAGTGTTTACAAAAGAAGATGATAAACAAGATCAAGCAATATTAATAATTAAACAAGGATTAGTTGATCATTCATTTGTCGCTGATCCAGAAATAAACATGAGTGCTACGTTGGTAAAACTAGCACGGCTATAAAAAGGAGTACAATGCCAAATGAAATAAATCGTGCCTACGACTCTGTGAGTGATCCAGAGACGCCACAAAAAAGACAAGAACAACTTGACGAATCAATTAAAAAATTCTTAGCCAACGGTGGAAAGATTGAAAAGATCCCAACAGGAATGACAGGCGAAGAATACAAAGAATACAAAAAAGGCAACGGTAAAAAGAAAAAGGCATCTAAGCGTAAATAATGAAGATAAGATATTATCAGAATATTAATGGGTGGCGTTGGTTAGGCTTTATATTAGCAATGATCAGTGCTTTCCTTTTAAGCGGAGGTAATCCTAGTGTACAATGGATTGGTTGGGCAGTAGCCACAGTAAGTTGTTCAATGTGGATTTACTTTGGCATTAAAGACGGAGATACACCTAGAGCATTAATGGAAGGTATGTATCTGTTACTTGCAGTAAGAGGAGTATATAATTGGGTACTATAAAGGAGATATAATATGGCACACGTGGTTGATAGTAAATGTATAATGTGTAAGCACACAACTTGCGTAGATGTGTGTCCTGTAGATTGTTTTTACGAAGGTGAAAACATGTTAGTAATTAATCCTGACGAATGTATAGATTGCGGAGTATGTATACCTGAATGTCCAGAAGAAGCAATATACCAGACCGACGATGAAGACGATCCGTGGTTCAAACACAACTTGTACTTTTCCGAAGAAGCGAACTGGCCAAATATAACCGACGCTAAAGATCCAATGCCTGAGTATGAAAAGTATAGTGGACAGTCGGACAAAACTAAACTTTTCAAAAAATTACCTTACAAGGAAATTTAATCTTCGCCGTATATATCTAGTATTTCTTTTACTGCTTCGTGTCTTTCAACATCTCCCGTTCCAAATGTACATACGCCAATATGATTAAGATTATCTCTAGACTCTACTTTATTTGTAAAGTCTAACAAACCATTAGATTTCATTCTATCTGCTTGTTGTAAATCTCCTGTTACTACCATTCGACTACCTTCGCCGATTCTAGTTAATAACATTTTCATTTGACTTGGTGTAGCATTTTGCATTTCATCTGCTATAATGTACGCTTTCTTAAAAGTTCTACCTCGCATAAAAGCCAACGGCGATATTTCAATCACCCCCTCTTGTAGCATTCCGCTGATTTCTTTTTGATAGTAGTATTCATTAAAAACGTCAAATATAGGCTTTGTCCATGGCTCCATCTTTTGCTCTAAAGTTCCAGGTAGAAAGCCGTGTTGCTCGTCCACGCTTACAGCGGGTCTTGTCACTACGATTCTGTCTACGTTTCCTTCTTGGAATGCTTTAATAGCCATCTGTACACCAATAAGGGTCTTACCTGTACCTGCTGGTCCAATAGCAAATACTATGTGCTTCTTATAGTCTTTAAGTGTCTCTAGGTAAGTCTCTTGGCTTAGGTTCCTGGGTAGAACCTCTACTTGCCGTCTTTTGTTAGGGACTGGATTAATATATGTTATATTACCCGATTGCGAACGCTCCCTATTGCGTTCTTTGCGTTTTGCTCTTGACAAACTGTCCTCCTTTTTTATAATTAGAACTTTGTCCGACTGCAAAAGTATTTAACGTGTATTACAAATAATAAACTGATGTGTTTATTTTTGATCATCCTCTTAATTCGATAAATAATAGTGGAGACTAAAGTATGTATGATATTGTAAAAATTATAGAAAATGTAAAGACCATATATGAGTCTAATACGCATATGCGTGTATTAAAGGACTTTGAGCGTGTTATTGACGAACTAGATATGTATGTGTTTGAGAACTGGAAAAGCGGTGAACTTATTTCAGGACCTAATGTAAGTAGGCACACAGTAGAGTGTTCGTTTATGTGGCCTAGAGAAGAAATGCCTAATCCTACAGCAGGAAAAAGACTACTTGATTATGGTTGTAAAGTATCATACAAAAAAGACTTTTTAACAAAACCTCGTAAAATTGAGTCACCAGATGATTACAGACCCGGAACTAAAAAGGGTAAAATTGATCAGCATCCTATTTGGATTGTAAGCATTGACATGCCAAAACAATTAATGTTTGATATGTACAAAGGTTACATGAGAGAAACTGATGAGTATGTAATGGCTGGATTAGAACAAACAACTACACAACCAGATATAGTTCCAGACGCTGAACAAGATGCAGATATAGGAGAAATCAATAATGAGCCTACAGCCTAACGATTTAAAGACTTTCGTTAACGAGATCTTTACAATTGATTCATATAAATCTAAAATGGGTCAAGATAAAGAAATTTCTGTATTAGCATTTGAAGTTCTAACACAAGAGCCTGCAAAGGACTTAATGAACTTTATTGAAAAAGGATATGATTTTGTACTTGATGCTGATATTAGTGCAGGTGAAAATCGTAAAGGCAAATATGATGTATTTGTTGAGATTGAAAGAGATAGACATTTACCTAAAAATATAGGTGCATTGTTAGATGATGTTTCAAAATTAGCAGGCATTGATGAATGGAAATATAGATATTATAAGAATGTAGAAAGTAAAGCGTTTACAATTGAAGACGCTGAAAACGATATTCCCTTAGATGGTAACACATACGAAAGTATGATTAACGAGTATAACCAAACAGAGTTAGATAGATTTTTTAACAAAGGTGTTACAGAACAAAAGTTTGTTAAAGAAAATATTATTGAGTTTGGAAGACATGCTTCGGGCAAAGTTAGAATGGAAGTAGTTGAAGAAGGTTCAACTGAAGAATTACTTACCAAATATGCCGGTGCTGTTAGTTTGGACGAAACTTCAATTTCAGAAGTGATGTTCTTAACAAAGTTTATGGGTAACTATAACATACAAAAACTAGGTGAAAACCTGTTCTTTACTAATGGTAACAGAACGAAAATATTAAAAAGGATATAACAATGGCAAGTGTAAACTACGACAAGTGTTTAGAAACAATTCTACACCACGAAGGCGGTTATGTAAACCACCCAAAAGACCCAGGTGGCGAAACTAACTTGGGTGTTACGAAAAGAGTTTACGAAGATTGGGGCGGAACTAAAGATATGAAAGATCTTTTAGTTGAAGATGTTGCTCCCATTTATAAAAAGAACTACTGGGATCGTGTTAAAGGCGATGACTTACCAGCAGGTTTAGATCTATGTGTATTTGACTTTGGTGTTAATGCAGGTACAGGTCGAAGTGCAAAATACTTACAAACATTAATTGGTACTACTGCTGATGGCGGTATTGGACCAAACACATTAAAATGTTTAAATGACTATGTAAGTAAGCATGGTGTTGAAGACACAATTAAAAACTTTCAAGAAGCAAGACAAGGTTACTACGAAAAGTTATCTACATTTGATACTTTTGGTAGAGGTTGGACTCGCAGAGTTACAGAAACTACAGAACTTGCTTTAACAATGGTATGAGTCAATACTGCCAAAACTGCGGAAGAAAGCACGAAGGTAGATTAATTGAAACATTTACTGACGGGGATAATAAACCTATTGAAATAGTAGTGTGTGATTATCCTCGTTACATTACAAAAGAAGATAAAGATAATGTTTAGTTCAATTAAAATTGCAATAGTATTAATGATGTTAGCAGGTGCTGGCGGTGGATTTATATACGTAAAAAATTTACAAGCAGACTTAGCAACATCAGAAGCAAACAACTTAAAGTTAGAAGAAAGTGTTGCTGATCAAAAAGCAGTAATTGCACAACAGGCTAATGATTTTAAATCAATACTGGCGGCTAACAAAGCACTTGATGAGCAAAATAGAATTTTATCAAAAGAATTTAAAGCACTTGACCAACGTTTTAATAAAATTAATGGTCAAGGCGAAGTACGTGACATTGGCAAACTTGCAGAAGAACGCAGTAGTTCAGTTGAACGTGTTATAAACAGTGCTACCAAAAAAGCAATGAGATGTGTAGAAATTGCTATGGGTGCGCCATTAACGGAGAAAGAGATAAATGCAACTAAGAAATCACAGATCAATTCTGAGTGTCCTAGCATTGCTAATCCTAACTACGTTCCTTACTAGTTGTAGTTCAGTAAGGCAGTTAGACGTGTTTAAGACAGAGGTTGAAAGAGTACCTTTAGATCTCCCTAATCCAGAAACTCCACAACTAGAAGAACTTAAATGGACTATCATTACTAGCAAAAATGCAGAAGAAGTATTTGCTAAAATGAAAGAGCAGGGCAAAGACCCTGTGCTATTTGGGTTAAGTGATGACGACTACGAGTTATTATCTAAGAATTTTGCACAAATCCGTGCATATATGATCCAACAAGGCATGACTTTACAGCAGTATAGAGAGTACTACGAGCCTAAAGAGTCAGAAAAATCAGACAAGCAATAATAAAACACTCTGGATAGAATAAATACTCATATAATACAAAGGAGCGAATTATGTGGGAAATGATTGAAAGAATGGCGAGCGATCGTCTGTGGATTTACACAGCATTAGTTGGGTCTTTGTTTGGTCTTGCGTTTTCTACGTATTTCAAAAGCACACGAATTGGTCTTTGGTTGTATGGTCATTTTGATCGTATTGTGGATTTTTTAGTAGAACGTTATGGTTGGACTTGGTTAGAGCAACCAAAAGATGCATGGCGTAAAAAATATCCATATGTAACCAAAAAAATAGACGAATTGGAAAAGCGAATCAAAAAATTAGAGGGTAAGAAATAATGGCTGATGAAGTAAAACAAGAAGTTAAGGTTGCAGAACCTAAACAAAAAATTACAGTAGATTTGGAAGTAGACACAAGTATAAAAGACTTAGGTGTTAATCCATACGCAAAATTAATACATATGGCAAGAGCAGTTGATGCTTGGAGAATCTTTCCAAGATTATTCTTAACTGTTTACATTGTATTATTATATAAATGTGTAATTTGGTATATGAACTTACCTAGTCCTACTATGGAACAATCAGGTTTAATTAGTATCGTAGTTGGTGCTGGTGCGGCATGGTTTGGTCTTTATACTGGTACATCTAAAAGTAAAAAATAACACTTGACAGATGTTTGATTCTGTCATATAATTAATACTATGAACTACTATGACACTTTGGGCATTTCCCGCGGCGCTTCAGCCACAGATATTAAAAAAGCATACAAGAAACAAAGTATGCAACATCACCCTGATCGTACGGGCGGTGATGATTCCAAGTTCAAAGACATTAACGAAGCATATCAAGTATTAAAAGATCCACAAAAGAAAGCCATGTATGATCAGTATGGAACTGCTGATCCACAACAAGCAGGACAACATAATATGGGAGATATTAATGATATATTCTCTCAAATGTTTGGTGGAGATATGAGTGGTCAATTTGGAGACATGTTTGGACAACGTAGACAACAACGTCAACAAAGAAATAAAACTTTAAATATTAATTATGATCTAACACTTGAAGATGCATACAAAGGAAAAAATGTAGTATTCGAAATACCATTACCAAGTGGACGTAAACAAACAATTGATACACGTATGCCAGCAGGCATTGAAAACGGACAGTCAATAAAGTTACGTGGACTAGGTGATGATAGTATTCCAAATGTTCCACCTGGCGACTTAACAATTACGGCTCGTATTTCTAAAGATCCAAGATTTGTACGTACAGGATGTGATTTACACAAAACAATAGTGTTAACTGTATATGAACTAATACTAGGCTGTAAGGTCGAAATAGAACACTTTAATCAAGGATTTTTATTAAACGTTCCTGAAGGAACACAACCAGGTACTGTTTTTAGTATGAAAGAATTGGGTATGCCAATAGTGAATGCCCCTGGCCTTGGAACGTTATACATAAAAGTAAAGGGAACTGTTCCTAAGAATATAAATGATGCACATAAAGACCTAATTGAGCGAGCGAGGATCTTGACAAAAACTAAAAAGGAAGTATAGTATATAATATGTTAGAAATAATTAAATATCCAGCAGAAGTATTAAACAAGCAAATGCCTGCATTTGACTTTGAAAATCCAATTATGGATCCAATTGAACTTAAAGAAAAAATGTTAGAAGCACAATTTGCTAATAAGGGTGTAGGGTTAAGTGCATGTCAAGTTGGCATTGAAACCGCGGCATTTACTATGGGCAGTGAACAATACAAAGATAAAGCACAAATCTTTATTAATCCTACTGTATTAGATTCTAGTACTGATGTAGTTTTAGATATTGAAGGTTGTTTAAGTTTTCCTGGAGTGTTTGTACAAGTTAAAAGACCAACTTGGATTGTTGCAGAGTTTTGGGATCAAAACGGAGAAAAACAAGTAGGAAGAATAGAAGGATATGATGCTCGTTGTTATCTACACGAGTGTGATCATTTAAATGGCATTGTGTTTAAAGACCGTGTTTCAAATTTAAAATGGGATATGGCTAGTAAACGTGCTAGAAAAAATATTAAAAAAGGATTAATTAATGCTTGAACCTAATGAACAGTTAGAAGGAATTTTTGAAGAAGCAATCAAACTTGCTCAAACAGGTGAACATGAATATGTAACCATTGAACACTTTGCTATGGCATTAGTTTGTGATGAAGAATTTTCAAAAACACTAGTAGAGTTTGGTGCAGATACAAATGCTATCAAAAAAGACTTGTCGGCGTTTATTCAAGATAAACTTCAGGATATTATTGTACCTAATTTTAAAGGACGTCCTAAAAAAACACAAGCAATGGAACGTATGCTTAATAGAGCATTTACGCAAACACTATTCAGTGGTAGAACTACAATAGATCCAATTGATGTGTTTTTATCATTATTAAAAGAAAAGAAATCATTTTCTGCATTCTGTATGCGGAAGCATGGTATTGACTCTGAAAAGTTTAGTAACTTTATTGAAGCAGAGCAAATAGTAGGAGAGGCGGCAAGTGAACAGTACAGCATGTCACAATTAGAAAAAATTATTTCATCATTCTGTGAAAACCTTTCTGCAAAAGCAAAACGTGGTAAGATTGATCCAGTTATTGGTCGTGCTAACGAAATTGAAGAAACTGTGCTTATTCTTGCACGTAGACAAAAAGCAAATGTAATGTTGGTTGGTGATCCTGGCGTAGGTAAAACTGCTATTGCTGAAGGACTTGCTGTTGAAATAGCAAATGATAATGTACCAGAGTTTATTAAAGGTAGTACAGTTTATTCATTAGACATTGGTGCTCTAGTAGCAGGTAGCAAATATAGAGGTGACTTTGAAGAACGTTTAAAAATGGTTATCCATGCATTAGAGAAAAAAGAAAAAGCAATCTTGTTCATTGACGAAGCACATATGATGAGTGGTGCTGGTTCAGGCGGTAGTGGACAATCAAATGATATGGCTAATATGTTAAAGCCTGCATTAGGTAAAGGAACTATCAAAGTAGTTGCTTCAACTACATGGGAAGAATATCGTAAGCACTTTGAAAAGGATCGTGCATTAATGCGTAGATTCCAACGTGTAACAGTTGACGAACCTACAGCAGAAGTTACTATAGATATTTTACATGGACTTAAAAAGTATTATGAAGCACATCACGGTGTAACAATTACCGACAAAGCAATTAATGGTGCTGTATCATATTCAGAAAAGTATATGGCAGATAAGAAACTACCAGATAAAGCAATTGATATTATCGACCGTGCTGGTGCTAGGTTTAAAGTTAAAGATGAAGAAAACGGTATAGTAGATCATGATCAGGTTGTTTTTGAAGTAAGTAAAATGACAAACTTACCATTAGAGCAAATTGCATCAAAAGAAACTGAAACACTTAAAGATTTAGAAGGTGGAATGAAAACAAAAGTATATGGGCAAGATGAAGCCATTGACGGACTACTTGATAAAATCTTTATTGCACAAGCAGGACTAAAATCACTTAATAAACCCGTTGGTTCATTCTTGTTTGTTGGTCCTACTGGTTGTGGTAAAACAGAAACAGCAAAAGTACTTGCAAGTGAAATGGGTACTGAACTTGTACGTTTTGATATGAGTGAATTCCAAGAAAGACATTCAGTTGCTAAATTTATAGGTGCACCTCCAGGATATGTAGGATTCGAAGAAGACGCAGGTCAACTTATTACTAAACTACAAGAACATCCTAATTGTGTACTGTTGTTAGACGAAATTGAAAAAGCACACAAAGATGTTTCAAATGTGTTGTTAGGATTAATGGACAATGGATTTGTTACAGGTTCAAATGGTAAAAAAGCAGATGCTCGTAATGCTATTGTTATTATGACATCTAACTTAGGTGCTAGAGAGATGGAGAAAAATGGTATTGGTTTTGGTGACATGGATCGTTCAGGAGAACAAGACAATGCAGTAACAGATTTCTTTGCACCAGAATTTAGAAACAGACTTGATGGTATTATTAAGTTTGATAAACTAGAAAGATCAACTATGATGCTAATTGTAGATAAGTTTATTAAAGAAGTTAACGATATGTTAGCAGACAAAGGTATACTTATTGAACTTACTGATACAGTCAAAGAGTTTTTAGTTAAAAAAGGATTCAACAAAAAAATGGGTGCGAGACCATTGCAACGTGTTATCGATGATCAAATTAAAAAGCCAATGAGTAAAGAAGTACTGTTTGGTAAGTTGGTTAACGGTGGACATGTTACTGTTGATTTAGAGGGCGAAAATATTACGTTAGATATAAAGGAATTTATGCCAACGTTAGGAAAGGATACCCAAGTTGAAGACCTCGCACACGACTAAACTTTTTTATAAAAAGTACAAGTACAAAGCAGTTGTAAAGACACCAAGAACTAGTTTTATTCGATATGCTAAACGTAGTGATATTGAATCACTGTTTAATGCAGAACGGATGGAACAATGGAAAGGCATAGGTGACTTAAACTATGCATATAGTTCTTTATCATTAGGTGTAAACGATGGAAAGCATAGATCACATAAAGAAATATGGGAAAATAGGTTTACCTTGTATAAGTTATACAATTGGATTCAAGAACATTACATTCATGAAGAACATAAGATTCGTAATGAAGGTGACAAACTTGGATTCTTTACAAACGATAAAATAGTATGGGAAAACTTCTGTGGCACATTTAAAGATCATTTACACGAAATGATTTGGCCTAAAAATAAAAAGCAAGAAGATTACTTTACTAATAACCCAAATAATGTAATCTGTGAACGTTTACCATATGACAAATACAGATTTAAAATACATCTAAGAGGAAAACTAGTACGTCAAGCAGGGTTTGAAGAATGGGTAGAAAACTATGCAGGCGAATTAAAAGCATCAAAAAAATTAATTGAAAATTGCTACTATTCCGATGGAAGATTTTTGTACTCAACAGATTCACAGATGTTACTGTTGTTACAAATGTATTTAGGCGATACAATTAGAAGCACACAACAATATATAACAGAGGCAGAACTAAATGAACAATAAAATAATTAAAGAACTAATCAAACGTAAAATAATCAAACACGGTACAACAATCAATGCTACTGTAAGGGCAAACGGTATTGGAGGTCAAGTAGTTGAAGTACCTAAAGATATCGATGTTACTATTGCTAATGAGAAAGGTATAGTTGCATGGGAACTTGACTATGCTGGTAGAGACCACAAATACAACGTTAAATTAACGGATATTAATGATGTTGAAGGTATGGAAATTACTAGGTTAGCAAAAGCCTATAAGATTAAAATTACATAAATAACTGTATGCCAGCGAACAGTACAACATTACAATTTATCGATCAGGACGGAACAACAATTTCGGCCGTAGCACAAACACCTGAAGCAGATAGTACACAAACAGTTTTAACTTCAGATAAAGTTAAAGGTGACGGATACTATAAAGGTGGAGATGGTCTACATACTGTACATTACAGTATTACAGATTTTTCAGGAGAAGTCAAAATGCAGGCTTCGTTAGCCACTTCGCCTGCGGGATCTGACTGGTTTGATATTGCAGGAACAACATATACAACAGGTGCAGATACCGATACTGACTTTGTTGCTAACTTTACAGGTAACTTTGTTTGGTTAAGAGCAATAGCAACATATACAAATGGACGTATTAATTCAATTAAGGTAAACTACTAATGAACGAACACTTTATAAGATTTATTTTTAATGAAGATCAAGGCGATGCTTTTTTAAAAGTGTTTGCAGGAGCAATGGCTTCAACTGTAAACGAAAATTTAAATGAAAGCACTCAAGGCGACATTATGTTTGAGTCATACACTACAGAAGGTATGCATGTATACGAAGTTGCACTAAACAATGATATCGACGATGCTACAGCAGAAGAAATGGCTAACGTTGTTGCGAAAGCCATTCCAAAAGATTTTGATATTGAAGTAAGCGGTGGCGACGACTCTAGTCGCTAATTTTAAGATAATTTACTAAAGTTTCTTTACAGTCATACCATTTGCTTTGGTTATGATTTTTTACTTTGAAATCTAAGTTATATTCATTACCCTCAACTAACTTATCCACTTTCCAATCAGTAGGATGTTTACTACTAAAATGTGTGATCAAATTACCGTCACTTATAAAAGTATAAACATGAAAGTCACGTGTTCTAATATAACGTGCTTCGTGTAGCAATGCACGTACAGATACTTTGGCGCCTTTAGTAGCAATGTGTTTTGAATCACTTATTTCTTTAACAAATAATTCTCTCTGTATTTCTTGTTCGTAAAGTGAAGGCAACGGAGCAATGAACCCTAAGTCTTTGCGTGTAACTGTGTCTTTTGTAATAATTTGGTATATACGGTCTGTAAAGTCATTTGAAGAATCCGATAACACTTTAAATATCAACCCTTGATAATGGTTGTAAATGTCTTCGGTTATATCTTGACAACTACCATCAATAAAGAAATCTCCAGTATCATAAAAGTCTTTCATCATTTGTTTATTACTCTTTGCAGTAACTGACTCTAATGAACCGTTTTCTGTTTTGATATATTCCCAAGTATTTTCTTTTCTATACGACCCGATAATATTATATGCTTGTACAGCCAGATTGATAGCATCTTTAATTGGAATTTCTTTTTGCATTTTGGATTTCCTTTTGCCTAACTATACTTATATTATAGTTGGTTTTACCACTCTTGTCAACCATTTTTATTTTGGTAAAATAAAAACTTGATTTTTACAACGATTTGTTGTATTATGTATATAGTATGTTTAATTTAATTAAGCACTTTTTTAATAATCTAAACAAGGAGATAGAAATGGCTAGAACAAAACAATTTGTTGTATACACTAGAGAATTTCAAAAAGGAAACGTAAACTCAAAAGTTGGCGTGTTCGTTGAAGAAGCAAACAAATACATGGTTAACGGATCAGTTAACGGTGGAGCAATTAAATTTGCAAATCTAAAAATGACTAGACCAACTGCTACTAGAAAATTAGTAGATGCTGGTTATGACTTTAATGTAAGAGTACTAGGTACTACATCATTACAAGGCGCAATGGCAATGAAATCAGAATTAGTTAACTTGTTATCAAGCACTAACAAAACTGTAATCAACCAAGCGGCATAAATTGGATAAACAGAGTGGCGTTTCGACGCCACTTTGGCTAAACAAAGTCTTTACAAACTTATTATTAGACTGTATTATATACAAGTGAATGTGAAAATAGTTTTCGCATAGACAACTAGGAGAAAATAATGTCAAACACAATTCAATCAAAAGTACTAACAGCCCTTTCAAACGGCAACGAACTTACAGCAAAACAAATCAAATCACGTTTTGGTGCAGGTAACCCGGCCGCAGTAATTCAGGCACTAAGGTTTTCAGGTTATTCAATCTACTTGAACACTCACACTGATACAAAGGGTAGAGTAACTAACAAGTATCGTTTAGGTACTGCAAGTCGTAAAGTAATTGCGGCTGGTTACAAAGCACTTGCTACAAAAGTAGCCTAAGTAACACATTGAAGAAAGACCCCTTCGGGGGTCTTTTTTTATACCTACATTTTCAACAACGGAGATATAAATGGCTCAATACAGGGAAGAACTACCAAAAACAGTTTCAGTAACATGTACGGATAACGAGAAAGTAGTTGAGGCAGATTTGTTCTCATATCAAGAAGATAAGCACATGGACGTAATCCTTAATACAGTGCGTGTACGCTTGGTTTGGAAAGGCAGATATTTTGTAGGTAATCAATTCGGCTATGAATTTACAGCAAAGCCACCACATAAGGTAGTATTCAAACAGCACCGTTAAATGATCCGTTCTATAATAAATACTCACATAAGGAGAGTATAACTATGGATTTCAGAACACTAATAAACAAACTTGATTCTTTCAATACGGAAGCCAAAAAAGAACCGGAGAGAATGACGTTTAGCGATGCAATTAATCATGTAAAGGATATTACTTTTACACCCCCAACACCGGCACAAAACGAATACAGTATTGCTAATAATATAGCATTCAAAGGCAAAGACCTAACTGATCCAAAAGTAAGACTTGCATTATACCAAGACGAACTAAAACGCTCTCCAGGTAGATTACTAGGTGAAATTGCACAACGTATTAAACCAACGTCAGATGCACAAATAGAATTAAGTATGTTCATTGGTGTACTCAGCGAAAAACAAAAAGGCACTTTGTCTAAAGAAGAACAAACACTTGCTTTTGAAGTTATTAAACAAGCCATACGTAATATGGATATTGAAAGAGATGCTGATCAAAGTACGTACAAAGATAGTGATGCACCTGATGCATCTGAAATGGAATCAACAAATGAAGCAGAAAAGCGTTGGAAACAAACTAGTATGTCTCCACAAGAAGCAATAGCAAAATACGGCAAAGAAAACGTAAAAGTTAAAAAAGGTGCATTGCGTAATGGCGATGACATGGTAGAAGTATTTGTTGAATCAATGAATGAAGCAGGCTTTGACAGAGATAGTGTAACCTATGATGAAGTATTACCATTTGTAAAGATGACTTACAAAACGTTACTAACTGATCTTCAAACTGCAAGAAAAGATATAGAAACTTACAAAGCAGGTGGCGACACTGGAGAAGAAGGTGGCGACATAGATATGATAATGCCATACCTTAGAGATTTAAAAGATATGCAAGTGAAGGTGAAAAAGATTCTTGATAATCCAGACATGGACATCGAAACTGTTGTTGACTATATGATGCCAGCAGATTTAGATACATCTCCAAGAGAAGAACTAATTGGAAGATTTAAAAAATCATTTGCTAAAGATCCACAACTTGCAAAAAGATTATTTAAAGATCCTCAATTAGATTTTTATTCAGAAGATGTAGAAGCAACTGAAGAAGATGGAATGGCACGTGGCATAGGGACTTTAGATAAATTTAGAGAATTATATAGAAAAGGTATTGGCTCAGATGATGACGAAGTTGTCTTGAGAGAGTTAATACAAGTAATTAATGATGATGCTTTATTTGCAGATGAATTCACAGAACTTAGAGCGTTTACTAATCCATCACAGCATGACGACTCAGAGATAGTGACACCAAACGCTATTCCTGGAAAGAATGCTGATGAAAAAATTGAGTCACTCATAAAAGCAATCGATGATGACGAATGGGTAGAAAGTTTTGTTATAAAGTTAATGAAAGATTTTAATATTGATGGTGGTGAGAACGAAGACGAAGTTGAAGAATGGTTTAAAGGACAGACTGATGTATCATTTAATGGAGATCAGTTTTATGAAGCATTTGGTTGGATTGAAGAAAATGACGAAAATGTTGTAGAAGCAGAATACCAAGGACGTACTGTTAAACTAAACAAACCAATGCGTGGTGATGTTAAAAAGTTTAAAGTATACGTTAAGAATCCAAAAGGTAATGTAGTTAAAGTTAACTTTGGTGATCCGGATATGAGAATTAAAAAATCTAATCCAGCAAGACGTAGAAGTTTCCGTGCTAGACACAACTGTGACAATCCTGGTCCTAAGACTAAGGCACGTTACTGGTCATGTAGAAAATGGTAATTACACATGTTATTAAAAGAACTTTTTACAGCAGACAGCGATAATAATACTCCACAATATGATTTAATAGATGATATTAGTTTCTTCATTGATAATGACGATTCAATTCATAAAGAATTCTTTTTACCTGCTATAGCAGATTTAAAAAGAAAAAATATTGTTGAAAAGGATTCAATTGAAGAAGTTGCACCATACTTTGAAGCAATGGTTACAGCAGGTTGTATGAAGTACAACGAAACCTATAACATATCTGGCAAGACTGAGGAAGTTTACACACAAGAGTTAATGTCTAGTATATGTCACAAACTAGCGGAAAAACACCTACCACACATTAAAGACGGCGCATACGATACCAAGGAGGCTTAAATGCTACTCAACGAACTGCTTGAAGCACAACCAAAGAAGACAGCAGTAGTTGCTTGGGGAAGAATGAATCCGCCAACTATAGGTCACCAAAAAGTTATAGATGTTGTTAATCAACATGCACAAAAGTTTATGGGTGATCCTATTTTGTTTTTAACTAAAACACAAAAACCAAAAACAGACCCATTATCATTTGCAGAAAAATTACATTTTGCTCAAGAAATGTTTAATGTACCTGTAGATAAAAATACTAGTGTAAAAACTATTATTCAAATGTTTCAACATCTACAAGGTAAAGGTTATGATAATGTTATACTTGTTGCAGGAAGTGATAGAGTGCAACAATATCAAGATTTAATTGACAAGTATAATAATAAGCCAGATACTAAAGGTGAAGTTCCTTTTACGTTTGCTAATGCAAAAGTTGTTAGCAGTGGAGAACGTGATCCTGATGCTGAAGGTGTACAAGGTATGAGTGCAAGTAAACTAAGACAGTTTGCCGCTGACGATGATTTTACTAGTTTTGCACAAGGTATTTCAGGAAATGAAACTCTTGCTAAACAGATGTTTGCTAGAGTACGTAATGGAATGGGTCTTGAAGTAAATGAAATAATGGGGTTTGCTACTAAAACTCCAAAACGTGCAACTATAAAAGTTAAAAAGCGTCCACCAGAAGAAGATAGTCTACAAGATAAATTAAAAAAACGTAGAGCAATGGCCGCTAAAGGAAATCCTAATGCATTTAATACTGGCGCTTTAGGTGTTAAAAAAGAAGAAGCCGCAGGCGTTGGAATTATTACAAAACAAAATACAACTAAAGATGTTAAAAAAGGTACTCTTAAAAAAATGATGAAAGCGTACAAACTAGCATGACATTAGATGAGTT